CAGCAGCACCAGCAGCACCAGCAGCACCAGCAGCACCAGCAGCACCAGCAGCACCAGCAGCACCAGCAGGGCAGCACCGGCCGCGCCGCCGATCGTCAGCACCAGCAGGGCCGCAGATCGGCAGCAGTTCGAGGGCAGCACCAGCAGCAGGGCAGCAGCAGCACCATCAGGGCACCAGCTCAACCCGGCCGCGCGTCGGGGAAATCTAATCGCGAGCGGCAGGGCGTCGGGGAAAAAGAGAAACCCCCGGCGGTTAACCGGGGGCGCGTCGGGGAAATACAGAGGCAGGTCTAGGCGCGTCGGGGAAAATTATTTATCAGCGTCCATTGGATAATGGATTTTTTCATATTCCACAACGGAAGCGAAAAGTTTATCTAATTCTATCGCTTCAGGCGTATCGGGCTCAGATCCCCAAATAGATTCTATTCGCGCTAACGCTTCGCGATATTCTTCTTCATTTTGTATAGCCATTTTCTCAATCTCCCTTGCAGCTCATGCCGCCGTTTCGACTATCTTGGAATCCACCCGCGCAATCAAGCGCGCATCGGCGGCCGTTGATCCATGGAACCCATACGCAACCCGCCGGGCCTGATCCGCACCCGCGCAGCACGCGAGCCGGACACGCTCACCAGCGCGTCACCGGTGCCAAGGGTGCGGATTGTCTCAGCGCCTGCCCCCATGGTTTCAGCAGCCGCGCGCAAGCCTTTTGCCTGCGACGGCGTGGCGGCGCGGAGTCCATGCTGGATCCGGGTGGCAAGCTGGCCTAGCACGGCGTCAGGCAGATCGGCCGGCGATTGGCTGACATAGACCAGCGCCACGCCTTTCGAGCGGATCAGCCGAGTCACCTGCTCCACCCGCCGCACCAGCGCAGGCGGTGCATCCTGAAAAACCAAGTGCGCCTCATCGATCATCACCAGCAGCCCGGGCGCGGCCACGTCGCCCAGCTCACCGAGGCCGCTGTAGAGCGAGTCCAGCAGATGCGCGCAATATGCACCATAGGCGCCCGGCAGATCGGCAAGCCAAGCCGCCCCGGCCACCGTCACGCCTTGAGCCCGGCGCGGGTCGAATGTGGCACGCCCGAACGCCCACGGTGCTGCGCGCTCCAGCCGCAGAATGGCGCGACCTACCGCCGCCACCGATTGCAGCGACACAAGCCCGTAGCGCGCCCCCAGATCACCGGCAGCGGCGGCCGTGTCGCTCAGCAGCGCGCGCAGATCGGCGAGCGATTGCACCGGGCGCCCGGTATCCTCAGCCCATGCTAGGGCAATGGCAAGCGCGCCTGCCTGGGCCGGGCTCAGATCAAGCGCCCGCGCGACCATATCCGCGCCCATGGCATCAATCTGCATGCGTGGGCGGATCAACTGCCCCGCGCGCTCTAGGTCGCCTTTGGCATCGATCGCCAGCACAGGGCACGGCGCCCGGTCCAGGATAGCGGCGGCGCTTGTGGTTTTGCCGGTGCCCGTGGCGCCAAAAATACCGACATGACGGCAAAGCGCGTGCCAAGGGATAGAGGCGCCGGGGCCGAGGTGTAGCGCGGTCATGCTGCACCCCGCTCATGGTCAAAGTGCGATTCAAAACCATCATGCGCGGCGGCGCTGTCGATATTGCAGGCCAGCGCAAAAAACAGATCACGGGCTGCGATTTTGCCCATGTCATCAAGTCGGGCGGCGATAGCTCCAAGGCGGTATGATGCTTTCATGTCAAGACTCCTTATTGCGGCAACATTCCGTGCCGCGATTGAAACATTTGCGCGACGGCTGCCGCACAAATTGACCGCGCTTCCGCAATTTCTGCATCGGTGAATACGGGCGCGGCGTCACCGTCATTCAGCAAGAGCCCGGGCTCATCGGTCAAGGTGAGAATGAGGCCTGCTTGGTCAAGTGTCATGCTGCAAACACCTCCCGACAGTGAAAGGCGACGAATTCACCCTTAGAGGGCCGATCCGCGCGAGTGACGCCGGGGCGCAGTTGCAACTTTGCGAAGATATTGCGCAATTCCATTTCCGCCGTGCGCATGTAATCTGCGGCAGTGTCGGTTTCGCCGGGCCAGATGTAATGATTCCATTTTCCCGAGTAGGTGTTGGCGCCAGCCGGTGCGAATTCGGGAAATTCAAAACGGCTGTGAACGTCGATTCCCATGGTATCAACGTCAATGTGCAGATACCAGAGCGGCCCGCGCTCAGTCTCCAGATACTCCGCACGGAATTTGTATTCGTCCCGGAACCATTCGCCGCCGCGCGTCAGGTTGACGGGGATTCCGAGGGCATCGGTTGCGATTGCGGAAACCGCTTTCGCGATTTTCCGGCGCTTGGTATCGGTGGAAAGGAGTTTGCGTTTCATGACTGGCACCTTTCGACCGGATATTCCATGGTGGGCAAATCGCTTTCCGCGAATGCCTCCGATTCAATCGACATGGTTACGCACTTCAGCGCATTGGCCAGACGATTTGCCGAATTTACATCAAGATAAAAGGTTGCTCCGGTTGGCGGGTTGATTTGCACCAGGTTGCGAAACCGCGATATTGACACCGTGGCCATGGTCAGGACTCCAATTCGGTAACGTGATCCGGATGCACAGAGACAAAGTGATATTTTGAATCGTGCGCATTTCCGGAAAGTTCAAGCGCCGTTTGCTCGCTCAGCACCCAGTGCGGGAATGGCTCGCCGTCGCAACCCCGCTCCCCAAAAACCACGGGCGTTCCTTCGGGAATGTCGAAGCTGTCGCGCAGGCTGAAATGCCCGGTTGTGAATTTGTTCGTGACGCCGCGTTTCATCATTCCCCCTTTTCAATATAGAGCACCACGGCCGAAACCCCGGTGCCGGATTCTTTGAACGTGCCCGCAGGCAGATCAGCCGTGAAATGCTCCACGGTTTCGAGCCATTCCCGGAAAGCCGTGGCGCGGCGATCCTGTTTGAACGCATAACCGGGCGCCAGAATTGCAGCCATGCGGCCGCCGGGTTTCAGGAATTCGAAGGCGTGGCGAATGTGGTCCATGTCCTGCCCATTCTCAAACGGCGGATTCATGATCACCGAGTCAAATTCGGCCACGGGCTCAGCTTCCATAAAATCCCAGCCGGCCAAAGTGCGGCCCTGCGTGGCAAGGAATTCGCGCAGCGTCCCGCTGATCTCATAGGCCACCACCTTTGCACCCGGCGCCCGGCGCAACACCGCATCCCAAAGCGCCCCGGTGCCCGCGTTGGGCTCAAGCACCTTGTCGCCGTCGCGCACCCCGAGATACCGCGCCAGCTCATCAGCGACGGCGGCAGGCGTCGGGAAAAAGCCTGCGATCTTTTGGCGGCTGATCTTTTCGCGGGCCGCCCGTTCCTCATCGGCGCGCTTTTCTTCGGCGCTCTTCGGTTTGGCCAGTGCCCAGAAGGCCCGCGCGGCCGGGGTATCCGTGGCGGGCTGGCCCGTCTGCCGCCCTGCGTCGTAATAACCGGAATTGCTGTAATCGATCCTTTCCCGGGCCAGCTCCAGCGCGGCAGCCTTGGTGCGCAGGTTGGCCAATTCCGGCGGCACCTCGCCCGCGTCGTGCAGATCGGCCAGCGCTCGCAGTGCGGTTTGTGCACGCTGCAGGTTGTCGGCCTGCTGCCGCGCACCCGCCGCTTGCCGCTGCCGCTTGGGCGTGTTGGTCAGCCGATCGGCGCGGCCGTTGTCAATCGCGCCCTGCAGCCCGTCAGCGATGCCGCGCAGCTTGTCTGCGAGCCCGGCCGGGGCAGCGGGTGCAGCCTGCGGCGTGTCGCCTGCCTCTGCCTGCGGTGCTGTCCCGGCTTGTCCTGCCAGGAACGCGCGGGCGGTTTCCGGATCCTTGAAAGCAAACCCGCCGGGCGTCTTGCCCCACTGCCGCGACCACCAACCGCCGAGGGCCTTGGCGGCGTCGTTCTGGGCTTCCCAGATCTCGCGCGCCACGCGCTCAGACGGCACGGCAAGCCACATTTGAAAGCCCTTTTTCGTGTGGGTATGCTCCTGCAGATCGAACGCGCCGCCGGTTGCCGCCTCAGCGGCGGGCGCGGCTTCTGCCTTGGGTGCATCAACCGCCCATTCCGCAAAGGCGGGAATCGAACTTGCCGGATTCTCGCTGTAGAAAGGGCGTTTCGAGACGCGCCAGCCGTCGCCGTGGCGGCTGCCTTCTTTCAGGTAATAGCCGCCACCCATTGACCACTTTTCGCGATGCTCAGCGGATTCGGGGGCGTCGGCCAAGAATGCGGTTTCCGTGTGGTTCCGCGCCGCCTTGCGCATTTCCGGGAAAAGGTCGCGTTTGTGGGTGGAGAAGCCAAGCACAATTGCGCGGGTCGTGGTGCTGCCGTAGTAGTCCGACATGGAGTCGCTACGGTCTGAGACGTATTCAGCCACCAGCACCGCCTTTGCATTGGCGGGAATCTTGGGCGCGATCTCAGCCACCCATGCCGCCGCGCGCGCTTTTGTTTCTTCAGCTTCCTGGGCGCGTTTGGCCCGTTCGTCAGCCTGTCGGGCTTTGGCGTCGTGCAGAATCTCGGCCGTGTTTTCAACAGTGGCGAGTCCGAGGGCTGCGGCGGCATCGATCCACGGCGCCGCAATGCCTTGCAGCACCTCCACCATGGTCAGATCCTCCCAAATCACGGTAAGCGTATAGGACTCGGCCTGCATGCCGCCTGCGCCGATCGAATAGAGCGCCGCCCCGTGGTTTTCCTGCACGTCAGCAATCACGCTAGCTTTCCCGTAGTTGTGCTGATAAACCGGGGTTCCGACTTTGGGCGCGGCGGTTTTGGTGTCGGTCATCATGTCTAGTTTTCCTTGCATATCTCTTGAAAGTTGAAGGCGGGTCAGCCCGGGAATGCTTCCAGCTCGGCGCCGTCGCAGAATGCGTCACGCAAGCGCTCTTCACCCGTCCAGAAGCCCAGAACGGAATGCCTGCCAGCGGCAAGGGTGCCCATTTTCTCGCGGCGCCTGTGCAGCTCCGTCAACAGATCGGACACGCGGTCGCGGATTGCCCGGCAAAGCGCGGGATACCCCGGCGCCCCTTTGATAGCGCGGCGCTCTTTCAGGATCCCGATGATCTCCGCGCGGATCGTCGCTGCGTCTGCGCGGTGCTGCGCCCAACGGCTGCCGGCCTGCCACGCGGTGTTATATTCGCGGGCGGATTCGGCGGCACCCTTGGCCAGTTCATCAGCAGCGCGGGCGGCGGCGCGTAGTGGTGCAATGTCGTCTTTGTCACCGTGGCGCACCCAATAGGAGTCTTCACGGTCGCTTGCGTAAACCTTAGAAAAGTCGATCAGCGCGCAGGATTGGTTAGCGCCGTCTTGATATGCCGCGACAAAGCGCGCTTGCCCGCCACAGCCGCGCACCTGGTAGACCAATCCATAAATCAGTCCCCCGCCGTCTTTGAACGACTCTCCGTGCGGGTTGTCGTACCAACCGCCATCGTTTGAAAAATAGCCGTGACGCCCGCCGGGTTCGGTAGCAACGCGGCCCACAAGTCGCAGCCCGAACGACTCCGGGTTTTCGACGTAAACGGACCCGGCCTTGTCTGCGTCGAAGCCGGCGCGCATGGCGTGACCACGGATCGGCGCGGGGTAGCGCGCTTTGCCTGCGGCCACGTCTGCACGGGCAAGCTGCATGCAATATGTCGCTTTCCCTTCTGGGTAGTCATACCACGCGCGGCGGTAGACCGCCTTTTGCATATGCCAGCGGAACGCAGCGCGAAGTTGGGGGGTAATGCTCATGTTTCGACTCCTCAGATCAGCCGGCGAAAAAACGCAGCGGCGCGGAAGTGATCAGCGGCCGCATTGCGGCAGCACTGGGCGGATTCGCGGTCGCCCTGGCGCTCTAGGTCGGCAGCATTGCGCAGCGCCTGCCAGGCGTCCGACGCTGCGGCGGCGCTGTATTCGCGGAACTGGTGTTCCTGGGAAAATGCAATTGCGGTCATGGTGTTGTGCCTCACTTGGCCAGGCTCACGCCGCGGCGGGTTTCGATCTCGCGGACCAGGGCGGCCAGGGCGTCGGGCGGGGTTTGCAGGGTCATCGCTGATTCCTCGTTAGCGGGTTTGTCACGTCAAAGGTGAAACTATGCAGACCCCCGGTCAAGCGAAAAGTGAGAGTCACGCAAAAATCCCGGCGGGCCGATTTGACCCCCGGTGCCAGCCCGGCAACGTCGAACAGCAGAAGATCGGTGCACCAACCCGGCAGCGTCGATCGGCGGCAGCTCGGGGCCGGCCGACGCCGCAGCACCTCGACGCACCGCCCACCCTCAGCCGCACGGCCCGGGTCGCAGGCCCCAGAGAAATCTGCACCTGGAGGCCCCAGAGAAATCTGCACGAAAAAACCCGCAGCCTCATCTGAGAACTGCGGGTTAACTGGTCAACGTAAACTGTATGGGTCGGGCAAAATCTGAATGGTTTCGGTCAACTTGAAGCGTGGCTCACCCACGCACGGCGGAGGGAATCTTGAGTTGCATCGGCGATCCCATTGGTTCGGATTTTTATGCCCGGATCCACACCGGGCGAGCATATCATTTCAGGCCGGCGAAAGGGTTCTACAGGGTCAGAGCGGTGCGCTTCATGGCGATCTCCTTGTTCTGGGTGTGGCCAGTTCCATCGTTTCAACGAATCCAGAATTACCCTCGGTGTCTCATTCTGTCAACCCAAAAGTGAAAGTCACGCCCCAGAGAAATCTGCACCAACCGGAGCCCCAGAGAAAATCACACACTTTCACATCTAACTTGACTTTATGCGGTCGACGCGTCAGGGTCGTGTGGTCCAGCGGCTGAGTCTGCTGCATCTTTCAACTTTCAAGGGTGAATCACCAATGCCGAGCATCCAGATCAAATCTGAAACCGCCGACCTGCTGCGCGCCGCAGCACCCAAGCTGGGCCTCCGCCCCAGTGATGAGCGCGAGACCGTGGCGCCTGGGATCGAGGTTGTCCACCTCAATGAGTTCGAGCACCTGAGCCTCGATACCTTCCGGCGGGCGAAGAAGGTCAGCATCGACACCGCAATCCAGCGCATCGTGAAGAAGGTGATGGCATGAGCAATATCGAAGAAACCGTGGTCACCGCCATCCGGGAAATCCGTGGCACGCACGTCCCTGAAAAGCTGACGCGCGAGACCAACCTCAAGGAGATGGCTGACAGCCTCGACATCATCGAAATCATCATGGAGGTCGAGGAAAAGCTTGGCGTCGACCTTTCCGACGCAGAGATCGAAGACCTGAAAACGGTCGGCGATCTCGTGACCCTGGTCGAAGGAGCGAAGTAATGAAAACGCTCAAGATCGATGAAAAGTGGTCGGTGGAATACGATCCGGACAACAACGACCTGCCGGTCAATGTGTTGCGCCACGGACAACCCTGTCGTCTCAGTGTGAACGACTGGAAGAACGACTCCTTTGCGCTTTTCCATGCGCTGCTGGACGCACGAAAGCCGATCGAGATGACCTCGGTAGTCTTTAACAAGGCGGATCTGTATTCCCCCGAACTGTCGCCCGAGCAGGGCCAGAAATTGCGCGATCAGATCAAGGAACACCTTGAAAAGGCGCACGATGAAGGTTTCTTCGATCTCGCGAAGAAACGCGAGATAAACCTCAAAGCCCTTCGCCCGATGTTCATCATCGAGTCGACTCCTACCCGCGACACCCTCAGTAACCTCAACTACGTCATCAAGCCCGACCTCGCCCAGATGGCGATCGATATCCATGCTGCCAACGTGGTGGCGGGTTGGTGGACCGACATCAATACCGGCGAGAGCGTTCTGCACACCCGCAATCGTCCTGAGATGTTGATGCTGGCGGTGAGCGAACTCGCAGAAGCGGCAGAGGGCGCTGCTGGTGCGATGGACGACAAGCTGCCGTATCTGCCGATGTATGATGTCGAACTGGCTGACTTTGCAATCCGGCAGTTCGACCAGATCGGCGCAGAGGTGTCGGCTGGTGCGAAGATGCCCGATTGGGAACGCCTCGTTCGCTTGGGCGAGTGCGCTGATCTGTTCATGCCGACCGAGCCTGAACTTAAAGCTGGGTCGCGCAGCGATCGCCTCATGGAATTGGTCAAGATTATTGCACGCGCCATGGAGGATTACCGCAAGGGTCGCGTCGAGAAATACGTCAAGCAGATGGCGATCGGCATCCTCACTGCCCTCCGGATAGCTGAGATTGAGCATATCAACCTGCTCGACGTGATGGCGCAGAAGCGTGCCTACAACGCCACCCGCCCCGACCACAAGATTGAAAACCGGCTGCAGCCCGGTGGAAAGGCATTCTGATGACCATGGATGTTCCCGGATACGAAGACCTCGCCGCCGTGCTGACCGCCGCCTTCGATCAGGCTGCCCGGGGTAAAGGCAAGGAGCGCCACGCCAACGGCCGCGCGTTCACCGATCAGCCGATCTTCGAGATCAACCGCATGCTGCCGAGCAAGATCGACGGCGCCGCTTACCAGGTCATCAAGAAGACCCAGGAGGCGTGTACCATGGCCGCCGCTGGCAAGCTGGAGGCGGCCAAGCACGAGCTGCTGGGGGCCATCGTCTACGCGGCTGCAACCTACCTGCTGATCGAAGAGAAGCGGGCGCAGGAGGCGGTGGAACAAGGGCACATGTACGTCTCAGCAGATCGTGCTTGGCCATCGCCGGCAAACGGCGGCTTTGTGGGCGGTATCGATCACCCAATTCACCAATCAGGCGGTGTGGACAAAATGCTGCAACCGATGGTCAAGGTGTCGATGAAATACCTGCGGGAACTGGAAGAACGTCAGCGCCAGGTGTCTCATTATCGGGCGCAGCGTGATTTGCATAACGCCGGGCCTGTCGAGGATGACGGTGCGTAATGGATGCCGCCAATCTGAAAATCGGCCGCCTGCAGAATGAACTGCTGGAGCTTCGGGAGCGCAACGGGAAATTGCGCTCCCAGAATGAAGAACTCACCCTCCGCTTGCTTCAATCGAACCGGCAGATCGAAGCCTTGAATCGCCAGGTCGAGGAATTCTGCAAGCAATCGGCCGCCATCGCCACCAGCTTCAAGGATCTCCTATCATGAATGAAATGACACCCGAGGAATTGACCGCTGACTATAAGGCGGCGAAAGGCCGTGAGTGCGATCCCTATTTCATTTCGGGGTGGTGGATCCTGCCTGCTGCGGCCATCGGCACTGGGATGCTCTACGGCCTGTATCGCGTTCTCAAGTGGATCTTCTTCTGATGGTCATTCTGACATTACATGGAAAAGTCCCGTGGAGCGTGATGCTTTATTGGGACGAAGGTCGGCTAGGTTACATTGGGATCTGCAGTTCATCTGAGACTGTGGCGCAAGCTCATGCAGATGCACGACAATGGCACCGCAATCACGCGCCAAAGGAAAAGGACATCTACCTCAAGCCGTCCTGCCGAATTACGGTGGGCTATAGAAACATCATAGATGGATCTTGATCGTGAAACACATCAGAAAATTTTACGCTTGGGCTTTCGATTTTGATCGCAATTTCTTTGTTACGTTCTTTGTCGGAATCACCACTGCCATCGCGGGTCTCTGCACACTCTTGTTCATGGTATTCCTCATTCTGATAGGACTTTGGATCGTGCCAGTTGGTTTGGTTTTCATCATCACGGGTTTGATCATTATCGAATACGCAAAGGAGCAGAAGGAATAAATCATGAACCTGATCGAACGCATCAAACGCGACCGCCAAGAAGGAACCCGAGGTCAGTGGATCAAGGTGGACGCTTCTGAGGATGGATGGTCCTTGAACACTGATACCGACAATTCTCAGATCGCCATCGGTACGGACCTCGCCGGCCCCATTGCGATCTTCGCAGTTCCCGACGCCTTCACCATGGATGTCGAGCTGGATGCCAACGTGAACCGGGCTCTGAGCGTCGATAGCTATGAGACCGCGCTACTGGCCGCTGAGCGGATGGCTGAAGCCGCAGACTGGTTCGCGAAGAACTTTGCCGGGCCGCGGGGCGCTGAACTGGTCGAGACAATCGATGCCTTCCGGGAGACGCTGAAATGACCGACCTTTCCATCCTGATGGCCGCCGCAGATCGCGTTGCTAAATGGTATGATCTGCATGGCATCGTTGCGTTCTGGCGCGCGGAGACGTGCGGGCTCACCATTTATGCAACTCAAGGTCCGCACAGCCAAACACAATCCATCGCATGGGCGACGATTGAAAGCGCGCGGCACCCCGACCGCATCCTTGAGAGATTGGAGGAAATGGCGCTCTCCCGCCTGCCCAAGCGCCCTCTGCCTCCAGTTCAGAGCACGGTGGACGAACTGGCGAAGCACGTCACCTCGTTTCAGATGGTCATGAAACCTGAGAACGAGCTGACACCGTGTAGCCTGCTGGAAAGTGACCACCCATGGCAGGCGAAGCCGCTGTTCGAGGCGGAATTCACCATCAAATGCCAACGGCCTGTACCTGACTGCATCCGCAATTTCGTAGAGGCTTTCCAGCGGCAGCAGGACAAAGGAACGAAAGCATGACCGACAACACCTCTTCCACCTGCCCACGGTGCGGTAAAGATGAACTCTGGGACTGTGGTTGTGAAAATCATCAGATGGTCAGATTTTATTCGGATCGCGTAGTTGACCTTGAAGCCGAGCGTGATCGACTGCAGATCGAGAAGAAAGACCTGATCGCAGCTGTCCAAGTCGGCGCCAATGCCCATAGCAAGATGGAAGACGATCTGATCCGCCTCCGCACCGCCGCGCAGGCTCTCCGTGACGACATGTTGGAGCGGTCGCGCGCTGGCATGGACGTGATCCACGGCGAGCAATACCAGGTCGTCAATGCCGGCTTCACGGTTTGGTGCAGCTTCTGCGAGGCGCTTGACGCCGTGACCCCGGCATCCTGCGAGGAACCGAAAGCATGACCAATCCTGACACGAAGGCGGAGCTTCTGGATACCGTCTGGATCATGCACACCGCCAACAACTTTTACCCGATCCAACCCAGCAACAAATGCAAGCCGGAGGATCATGCAGAGGCTAATCCTCACATTGTGAGGATTGAGGACGCCAACGGCAATACGATCTGGCGCAAAGGTGCAATCCAATGACCACCACGGATCACACCCCCGAGCCGAAATTCACCTTCCGCGCTGAAATGGGGCATTGGTCCAGCGTTGTCGGAAACAGCGTCCACCTGATTGCGGAAGATGGGCGCATGATCGGCCAGATTGCGTTCCTGTGCCATTCTGAAGAACTGGGCGAGAAAGACCTGCAGACCAGCCTCGCAACGACGATCTGCCGCGCGATCAATGCCGACGCCCCGGCCCCCGATCACCCCTCCTGCCAGTCCTGCGGTGCACCCGTTCAGCACGACACCTGGCTGCCCGATGACCTTTTCGCCCAGGTCTCAGGCGACGGCGGCAACGGCATGTTCTGCCCGACCTGCCTCGTGGCGCGGTGCGTCGATGTCCTGGGGTGGCCGGCGGTGCGGCTGAGCAATTCCCATGCGACCGCTGACGCGGTGGCAGAGGCGGCGGCAATGCTTCCGAAATGTTGCATCTGCGCGCGCATCGTTGACCCCCGCGAGGCTGACGAAGGCGGCGATCCTCATGGCGCGCAGATCACATCCGGAGAATGGACGTGTTCAGAGACGTGCTGGGATGCTGCGGTGGAACGGGAAAGCGATGTGTCTAGCTTAGGTAAACCCGCCGCGCAGGAAGGCGGGCAAACCGAACCCGCGATCTGGGATGAACAAACTCTGAGAGAGTTCTGCGACCCAGATTTGACTGTAACCCTCACCATGGCCGCTAAGCGTATCATGGAAAACCTTATACTGCCGATCCTGCCTGAATCCAACTTGTGTTATCAATGGTTTCAAGGAAAGATTATCGTTTTCTCTGGAACCTTGGAAAATACCACTCGCATCGAAGCCAAAACAATGGCGGAATCACTCGGTGCGAAAGTAAGCGGTAGCTTGAGTTCAAGGACCAATCTTCTTGTCGTCGGCCCTGGTGCGGGTAGTAAATTAACTATGGCGCGAAAATTGGGCATTCTTATCATCAATGAATCGCACTGGGATTCATTGGTAAAACTGGCAAAAAATCTCGCGGGATTTTGGATGATGAGCAACGATAAAATCCCTGAAATGCCAAAGCGTTTCATCGTCACCGAATGCGCCTTCATTGTGATCGCGGGAATTGCAGCCATGGCGGAGTCGTGGGGTCTCTTTGCGGCAATGACACTTTGGATATTCGTCGCTCCGCTTTGGGTGATCGCCTTTTCATGCGCAGCCATGGTATTCAGTAAAAATGGTGAAACCAAATGACCGAAAATCAAATCCAAATCTGGAAAGAGACATTTGCAGTAGTTGTTTTTCTATCTATCTGCACAATACCGCCGTTTCTGACACGCCTCAATACCCACCACACCCTGATGAAAGAGGCCTTCGAAAGAGGATTTGCCGTCCAATGCGTCGGCAAGACAGGTTACCATTGGGAGTGCGACTGATGACCACCCGCCCATTTCAGCAAGCAGCCCGCGCCTTCGTGATCTGGCGCCTCGGTAAATCCGTCGACTGGAAATGCACCTATGCTGACATCGCCCGCGCCACCGGCATCAACTACGGCATGGTTCACAAGATCTGCAAACGGCGCGGATGGGTCTGCCAGTTCGAGGACGATTCAGAGACCCGGCTGCATCAAAGCGGCGAGGCCCTGAACTATGGCAAAGATGCTCTCACGTTCATGCAAGAGCGCCTTGACCGGGGCGCGAGTCACGTCTAACGTGAATGTCAAAGTTAAGGAGTCATCATGAGCGACATCGGTCACAACGGCGCACCAAGCGCTGCGACAGATGAGCTGAACCAGTTCATCGAGCAGATCGAGCAGATGGAGTCCGAGGAACAGGACATCAAGGCTCGCAAGCGTGAGATCTACGCTGAGGCCAAGGCGCGCGGCTACGATGTCAAGGTGATGCGCAAGGTCATCCGAGATCGCAAGACTGACCCCGACACCTTGGCCGAATTCGAATCCGTTGAGCAACTGTACCGTGAGGCAGTGGGCCTCCTGGTCTGATCCACCTTTCACTTTTATGGAGACAATCACATGCAACTTTCTGCGCTGCGCGGCGGCATCCGCAAGACCAAGGGCGTCATCACCCTGCAGACCACACTGGCCGGACGGCCGGTCACGCTGTCCCTGATGAAAGGGCCGCTGCTCGAAGTGCTCAAGGAGATCTTCCCCGAGGGCGAGAAGTATGAGACCGGCCTCAGCTTGAACATGGACACGGGTCTGCTGACCTATGACGTGCCGGCTGCAGATTCTGTGCCCTACAAGGACGAGAACGGCGCGCGGCAGGTGAGCCCCGCTGCTGAGGCGCCCAAGGTCCTGTTGCTCCTGGACGAGCCCGCTGCCCCCTCGCCCGCCCCTGCGACCTTCGACCTGCTGGTGTGAGCATGCTGACGCTCGCCCCATTGGCCTCGATCATTGCAGAGCACGAAATCACGTCGATCACGTTTGGCGTTGGGTCCAATGGGAAGGCGTTGGCGTCGATCTACTACAGCAGCCCGGGCGCGCTGTGCGAGTGCATCCCCGTCCACAAATGGGCGGCTACACTGGACGAAGCGTTTGAGGCCGCGCTGAAGGCTGCACCTGCCAAGGTGCGCGCTACCGACTTTGACGATCTGCCCGCGGAGGCGGCCCAGAAGCCCAGCTTCACCGATCTCCTGGTATGAACCTCACAGTCGAGCAGATTGAAGATTTCCTGCTGACGCAGGGAATTGAAAAGCTGTCGATCTCGTCGCCGGTTTACACCATGCGCGATGAACCGACACGCGAGACAGAGCGCGGCATGTGGCAGGTGTCGATCAAATCCAACGAAATGCAGTTGGAATGGAAGCGCGGAAAGTGGAAGCCCACCTTGGCAGAAGCCCTGACTTCCTGCCTGGGCGAAATCTCTGAACCTGAGAAAGCCAGTTTCACGGAGTTGCTGGTATGAAGCCGTCGCTGTTCGTTGTTCGATTGGTGGCGCCAAACACATGGATCTGTGAAGCGCGCAATGGCGCTTTCTTTTCCATTGGTGACATGCGCGAAAACACCATTTCAGCAATGGCATCCGCTGAACGCAAGTTTACGACTGAACACCAATACCCGGTGAAGACGACGAATTTCACGGCGCTTTTGGTGTGAGCATGGACACGGTGTCGCTCATCATTGACAGCTTTGCAGTTCTGATGACTTTCATCACCGCGATCTTGGTAATTCGTGCAATTGGCGAAGCCGGTGAAAAGCTCGCTGTCAAGTTGCGAAAGAAGTTCTGGGGAGAATGAAATGATACGAGTTTCGCTGAAAGTTGTGCCAGACGCGGAACCAAACGCGGATGGACGTTGGATTGACGCAGAAGTTCCCGCAGATGCGGCATTCTTCAAACTGCGCCCCATCGCTGACCATCATGTCGTTGCGTACTACAAATCGCCTGATCTGCAGTATGTTGCTGAATACCAATTCAATACGCCATGGATTGAATGATGGCCTCTTATGTTAAACACGCAAGCAGCGTTGTGTTGGTGTTCAGCAACGCCGAATTGCAGCAATTGAAGTTGATGCTTGAATACGCTGTCGAAAGAATGCCGAAAGCAAAAGGGAGCGACATCGGCCCTCGCGACCGGGCCGAACGCACCGTATTTGTGGCAAGTGATCGTGCATCCCGCACAGGGGCTGAAATCACATGAGCATTCTTTACCGACAACCTCAACAAATGGAATTGACATGTTACATCTCTTTGTAATCTGCGCGACGGCGATCAGGTCGGCGGTGCGTTCGGCTTCGGCCGGCTTATTAAAACCTTCGGAGGGTTGTGATATGCAGCAACCCTTCAACAATCTCACACCTGCCGAAGCCGAACGCCTTGCCATGTTGGCAGAGGAATGCGGCGAAGTCGTCAAAGTGGTCGGCAAAATTCTGCGCCACGGGTATAATAGCCACCATCCCGATACTCCGTATTTTAGCAACCTCGCGAAACTGGAAGCAGAGGTCCGGGATATATTCGCCGTTCATTGGGCAATGGTGGAGCAGGGTGACGTTTCTGCCCTAGGTGACATGGAATCGGTGGCGCCGAAGATTTGGGCGCGCAAACTGCAATATACCCATCATCAGGAGGATGGCGAATGACCATTTCTGTCAAAGTTATCGCACACAGCCGCGCCACATATTCCCCGGATCTCATCACGCTGCAATGCCGCTATCCCCGGTTTATCCATGCTGAGTTCATGACGCACCGCGTGTTCAGCCGCAATGCCAGCAGCAGCCGGGCTATTCCGATCGAGAAGATGATCCGCGACGTGGAGGAAGATCCGGCGATGCCGGTGGCGTGGGGCAGCAACAAGCCGGGGATGCAGGCCGGTGGGGAATGCACGAATCCAGTGTTCTTGTGTGAAGACACTGAAATGATTCCGCACAGCGCAGCTTCGGCTTGGCTGCAGGCTCGCGATAACGCTGTTTGGGTGGCTCGTTCCTTCACCGCAGCAGGCTACCACAAGCAGATCGTCAACCGGCTGCTCGAACCTTTCGGGCACATCACCGTGGTCGTCACCGCGACGGAATGGGAGAACTTCTTCGACCTGCGCTGCCACCCCGACGCAGATCCCACGATGCGGGCGCTGGCCGAGGCGATGCGGAATGCAATTGCGGGGAGCGAGCCTACCACGCAAACATGGCACTTGCCTTACTTCACGCAGTCCGATGCGGAAGCCATCTGGGCGAAGAACGAAACGGGCGGTTGGCACGACTTCGATACCTTCGCCATGATCAGCGCCGCCCGGTGCGCCCGCGTGTCCTATCTGAACCATGACGGGAGTAACCCTGACATCGAGAAAGACCTCGCGCTGGCCAAGCGGCTGCTCGAGTCCAAGCACATGTCGCCCTTCGAGCATCAAGCACGTTTGACAGGCGATGAAGGCACGGATCTGTGGGGGAACCTGGCCGGCTGGGATCAACACCGCAAGATGCTGGAGGTAACCGCATGACCGAAATCTTCGTCTTCGGCTCCAATTTGGCCGGTCGTCACGGCAAAGGTGCAGCTCTCCATGCCAGGAAGAACTGGGGCGCCATTTACGGCGTCGGAGAAGGAATCCAGGGCCAATCCTATGCGATACCCACCAAGGACGGGAACTTGGACACTTTACCCCTGGTCGAGATCGAAAAACACGTTCGCACCTTCGTGGAATATGCCGCAGCACATCCCGAAATGATTTTCTGGGTGACGCCGATCGGCTGTGGACTTGCGGGCTATCGTCATGACGAAATCGCACCATTTTTCGGTGGCGATTTGCCGAACAACATTCATCTACCGGAAGAATTTCGCGCAAAAGTGGGGAAGCCGAGATGAAGTGGCGCGGCGAAACCGAGGAACAGTGGATCGAGCGGGTGTCGAAATGGCATCGGGTGTTTTGCCTGTTCCCCAGGCAAATGCGGAACGGCGATTGGGTTTGGCTTGAGCACTGCTGGTGCATCTTCGCCCGAAAGAACCTGATGGGGCAGCGCCATTTCGTCTTCAGCAACAGCGTCACTGAGCCGGAGGACATTCACGGCACGCTGCGGCCTTTGAAGCCGAAACCGAAGCCCAAGGGTTGATCTTTCAAAGCGAGGTGGAAACGTGTCCACACTATCAATTATCCCGGGAGATAACCGGGAAAGTTTGCGGCGAATGATCGCAGAAGGTCGCCGGGTTCACTCCGTGGTCACCGATCCGCCTTACGGCCTCGTCAGCGTGCAGAAGCGCTTCGGGAAAGAGGGTAGCGCCCCAGCTCGAACCGAGAACAATGACGGCAGCTTCGCGCGTCTGTCGGGTGGCTTCATGGGCACCAAGTGGGATGCGACCGGCATTGAGCGGGATCCGGAGTTCTGGGCGCTGATCTACGACATCCTGTTGCCCGGCGGCTATGTCTTTGCGTTCAGCGGTAGCCGCACGGGCCACTGGCAGGCGTGCGCCATGGAGCTGGCCGGGTTCATCATGCACCCGATGCACGGCTGGGTGTTCGGCCAAGGCTTTCCAAAGGCCCACGCTGCCGACAAAGCCATTGACAAGCACTTCGGGAAGAAGGGTGAGGTGGTGCCGACCGGCGCCCCTGTGAAGCGAATGATCCCCGGCGCCGATCAGCACGCAACCGGATCCTGGATCAAGGACAACGGGCGCGAATACCAGCCCGGCGAATACGTGCCTGCCACCGCTGAGGCCGCTGAATGGAGCGGCTGGGCCTATGGTACGCAAGCACAGAAGCCAGCCCTTGAGCCGATCTACCTCGGCCAGAAGCCGTTTGAGTCCAAGACCGGCGCGGCGAACCTTTTGAAGCATGGTCTTGGGGCCGTGCACATCAAAGGTTGCCTTGTCCCGCATGTGACGGTGGGTGATGGATCAAACCTCGCACTGAATCCTCACATGCGAGAAAAGATCAATGGTGGTAACGGTGGACACATTTTTCCGACAGAAGCTGATCGCCGAGTGGTCTTTCCAAACGCCAATGGTCGGCACCCGGCAAACCTGATTCTTGACGGCTCGTCCGAGGTTGTCGCGATGTTTCCAAACGGCAAGTCAGGGAAACCGGGCAATCGCCGAAAGATTGCCACGAGTCATTCCATGGCTGGGGATCTTGGGCTGAACGATCGCGTCGAAGTTGGTTATGGTGACGAAGGTTCGGCCGCGCGCTTCTTCCACCAATTCCCGCTCACCGATGAAGATTATGAGACGGCAATCGCGCTTGGTGAAATCGGCACCGACTGCGGTAATCCCCTGTTCTACCACAGCAAAGCGGGTAAGCTGGATCGCGGCGGTTCTAAGCATCCCACGGTAAAACCTATCGCGCTGATGCAGTATTTAATCCGTCATATCACCCCGCCCGGCGGCGTTGTCCTCGATCCATTCGCAGGCAGCGGCACGACCGCTGAGGCAGCTCGTCGGGAAGGTTTCGAATGTGTCTTAATGGAGGCCGAACCGAGTTACCTGGAGTTCCTTTACCAAAGGTTTCCGGAAGTTAACGAAACATTAGCCAGTATGAGCTTTAACGAACTTCTCCTTTAAGGAATGAACCCAATGTCCGTTACGAAACACGACCACCTCCCGTTTGTACGGGTTGACGCAAACGGCTCCATTGAATCCAACTGGGATGTCGAAAAACATCGCAGCGGCGATTACGGAAAAGACTGCGCCCTCGGCCGGTCCTTCTGCAACGCGCTTTTCATGCGCATGCACTTGGATGGCTATCCGCTCCTGTTGAGCAGGACACTGGAGGCTCAGGTGCGCGCGGGAAAGTGGGGGGCCATCGAGATCGGCTTCGCGCAGCAGCTCTCAGAAGAGGTTAGCACGTAGGCTCTGCCCGCGCCTCAGCCGCATCGAGAATGCAGTCAATGCTCTCGATGCGGCCATTCGCGGTGGCCAAGGCTTCAACGTGGTCGGTCAACAGGATCCCGACATCTGCGAGCGTGCGCGCTTCTCGCTTGGGAACGTGCACCGTCTGCCGCAGCGACTCCGGGACGACAGGCGTCACGTAGACTGTCCGCTCTTTCTCAGCGCAGCCCGAGATCGCGAAGACGATCGAGAAAATCAGGGGAAAGTTCTTCATCGAAATCTCCATTTTGAAACGCCTCGCGAACATTGCTCATTGCGGCCGCGCGAGCTGCTTCCCGCGCGGCCGTTGCCTTTGCCACCTCAGCAGCCGCGCGCGCCTGGGCCGCCTGCTCTTCCAGCGCCGCCACAGACGCCTTCAGGCGCGCAACATCAGCCTCGGCCACATCCAGTCGCTCGCCCTGTACGACCGCATAGGCACCAAGGCCTAGGCAGCCCAGAAGAGCCGCAATCAGTGCATAGCGGATCATGCTGCCGTCTCGGGAATGTCGGGCAGATCAACCGTCTGACCCGCGAGGGCATGCGTGCAGTCGGGTAGAAAACGGATCTGGCCATTCGTAACGAAGCTGTGGCATCGCATGCAATCGCAGGGCCAATCCGGATCGCCGGATTTGTCACAGTGCTTTCCATTGGGCTGAACGAAGTGCCCGGTTGTGACAAGGATGGAAGGCGTGAAAGTTGGTTTGTCCGGATCGCCGTTATACCCCCAGCGCGGACCCGGCCCGGTGCCAACGCCAACTTGGTGCATCATGTTGCAACCCGGGCATTTGAATGCGACCCGACCACCTTCGATCGAGCGCAATTTTCGACCAATGCGTGCCATCATGCCACCTCGTTCATTTCATCGATCGACGGGCACACGCAGCCGCAGCTATCGGGCGTCCACGGCGTGTCCGGCTTGCCCTGCCACCAGCGGAAGCGCTCGGCGAGGCGGGTGTGGTAACCGTGTTTCGCGTAGCCCGGGCCGTTGTAGCCGCGGGCGAAGCCTCTCCAGTCGTGCCGGCGCAGTTTGTCGTCCAAACCGCTCGCTACGATGAACGTCACCATGGCATCAAGCTGTTCGGCCTCACCGCCTTGGGCAAACCCCTCCACCATCGCGCGGGCATTCAGATAAGCACAAGCCTCTGCATTGAAGCCCATGATCTGCCCGAGGCCCCATGAGCAGGAGCGCAGCGCGGCGTTGGCGTCGATTTCCATGGCCGCCAGCAGACGAGGATAGCTGTCGCTCGGGTACTTCTGCTGCCCCCAGGAGGAATAAGCCAGTCCACGTTTCACGGCTTCATCCCGGGCCGCACCGGCGCCGAGCTGCGCGTAGAAGACGTGCGGTTCGAAGAGCATCGCCACCCGGCGCTGACTGTCGAAGCCGCGCCCCCGGGATTCCACGTCAAGCACTGCGTGGATCTCATCTTCACCGACGCCGATACGATGGCCGATGCGAGGAATGTCGATGTCCTTCAGACGTTTGCCTGATCCGATGTAAAATGTCATTCGATGTCTCCCTTGTGAAACGAACCAGCGCCGTAGCAGTGGATCCGGTCGCGGCAATCGTCGCGGTGATCCAGCAGGGGCAGGATGATCAGAAGGAGGATCAGCAGCGGCGTGAACACCAGCCAAAGCCGACCCTCCTTCTTGGCTTGCGCGGCCGCGGCTGACATGCCCGCCAGGCCGACTTCACGCTTTGTCATTTGATGGCCCTCCGATCTTGCTGCTCATTGCCTCGATCGCTGCCAGGATGATTTTGGCGATGCTCATGCCGCCGAGGCCCGCGGCAAAAGCTGCAGTCGCGAAGCTGCCCTCGCCCAGCGGTCCGATCCACTTTTCGAGGATGGTCAGCGTGATCGGAGCGAAATACTGGGCGAACAATGCGCCCGTGATCACGCTGCCTGCTCCGGCTAGGAGCTTCCGCTTCTCCGAAAGCCACCAGCGGACGAGTCCTCCAGCGGCGCCAGCGAGGGCGACTTGTCCAGACGCGCCCGCGAACCAGGTCAGGATCAACCCTGACCAGAGTTTGATGATTTGCCAGAACTCTGGCCCCGGTGGATGTTGATCGTGCATGTCGGCCCCATGGTTTTCCCGCCCGCCTTAAACTCTCACGCAGCATACCAGAGAGTCAACTTTGCCTTGTATATCACGCCGTAGGTGCAACGAACTCGAAATAATAGGCCACCAGTCGGATTTTGTCGGTGTTGCCGCTGCCAGTGCCGCCGTTGGCGGTCACCACCACGTCAGTATCCGCATAGACAGCGAAGGGTGGTACGACGCCCACGTTGTTGCTGCCGGCCGCGAGGGGCAGCGTGGCGCCGAACTTGTCGACTTCTCCAGCGATACCCACGTCGAAGGAGGTCAGCGTGCCCGTCAGCGTCGAGATCACGTAGGCTGTGACGCAAATGGGGATCGAGCGGGCGGGCAGCAGGGCTGTGGCTGCAACGGATGCGCCGTCAAGCGTCACAAGCTGATCCACGGCTGAGACATGGAGACTGCCCTGCGCACCCAAGGTGATGAGCTGGCGCGTCTCGCGGCCGTCGATGAAGGTGCGCATCTGTGCGCCGGTCAGCTTGCGGCTGTTGCCGCCTTGCACGATGTAAAACAGGTCAGCGGTCGAGAGCGCCGATGCTGCAGTCAGGTCGCCGAGTTCTTTGTCAGCCATCATATCACTCCAAGATTGCCCGGCGCTTCATCACCGGAGAAAGCCAGATCGTTCCCCAGTTCGTCTCCGGAGAGGGTGAGAATTTCCAAGTCCTGCTCCACGCGGATCGTGTGCCCCTGCAGCGATCGCAGGCCGTCACATTCCGCATAGACCGTGACATCCACGGCAGCGTTGAAACTGAGGTCCAAACGAGTCAGTTCATAGGAAGTTCCGGTCAGTCCCGAGATCTCCGCCACCAGGTCGCCGGATGTGTCGGCGATCACGATGACAGTGGTTTGCCCTGCCTCGGGCGCAGCCGAAGCGTCCGTCCATTTCAGCACCTGCGTGGCTTCGGTGGTCCTGTTTCGGTTTGCCCAGGTCACGGTTGCACTGGCAGCCGCGCCCATCTCATACGTGCCGAAGGCAACTCCCTCGATCTGCACGTTGGCGGGCCGATTGGGGCGGTGGGGCCTGTCGGTCAGAGTTTCGGTCAGCGCCATGACATCAGCCAGCGGGATGGAGCCCCGCGGCGTGATGGTCTGGAATTTGTAAACTGCGTCTTCACCTGCGGAATACCTGCTGCTGTCGGGAACCTCAGTGAGTTCCGAAATGACGAATGCGGGCGTCCCGATCGGCCATTCTTTCGGGGTTGTATCCAGAACTCCGCGCGCCAGTGTGTATCCTGTCACTGCGTCGATCGCGGTGACGACAGCGATTTCCGAAGTAGCGTCGTCGGTTCCGAACAGAACGAAATCACCCACGTTGGGGAGAATGCCCTTGTACCCGAACATTCCCCGGATCGTCGTCATTGCTTCCTGGGGAATGGCAGCGCTCAGTTCCCAGTAGCTATTCATGCTTCGCAGCCCGAGATTACTCAGGACCGTTTCCCCGTTAACGTTGACCGTGTTTGCAAACAGATTGTAACCAACGTCACCAAGTGTGTTTTGCGCAACGCAAATGGCAGTCATTGCTTCTGGGTATACGATTTCAGCAGGATCATTCAGTTGCAAGGCCGCCGTCTGCATAAAGGCAGGCAGGGTGCCAAGGTAATAGTTTGCGATTTCCGCAGGCGGTTGCGACGGGTTCGCCCAGCCTGTGTCGATTTCAGGAAGATAGCTTGCGGTTGCCCGTGCAAAAATGTCCTCGTAAAGCGACAGAATGACGGTTCGATTGTTGGCACCAGCGCGCACCGAGGCAACTCGGAATGCTACGTCCGCGATGCCATACTTTGCCCACTGGAGGCGCACGACATCAAACGTCACGGTTTCCCAAAGTTCCCGTGAGACAGTGGTATCACAGGTGGCAATGGGATGAACCACCGCAGCAAGATCGCGCTCGGCGACAGTAATCGCAAGCTGCTGGTTTGGAATGCCGTGGTAGTTTCTGGAGTCAGGCGCGACACCACCCTGCATGGCGATTGCGGCGTTATCCTGAACCGTGACAGTTTCCTCTTTTCCGGTTTCCGGGTTGGTCCAAGTCACCGTCATTTCGTTGGAGATTTCGGACCAGATCTTCCGCTTGAATTTCGAAAGCTTGGCGTTGCTCTCGTTCACAATTTTCAGCGTGTTGAAGTCGTAGTCAGCCCGCAACAGCTTCAGCGTGTGCTTTCCGGTCGCTGGATCGGGGTAAAGCGCGCCTTGAATGTGACCAAGGATCTCACCGATGAAATCTTCAATCTTCGATTGCCGAGTCCAGAGGATGTTGAGTCCGAAATTCTCGTCGTAAAGCGTCTGCGCAACAGCTTCGAAAGCGCCGATGTTCATTGCGCCGTAGCTTTCACCCATTCCCCAATCTCGATTTGTCATACACTCGAAGATCATATGCGCGGGGTTGGACGCGAATTGCGCAATACCTTCCGAACTGTCTTGGATCTGGATTAGCGCAATAGATGGATTCAGCCCCTCAGAAGGTCGGCGCACCCGTGCGGAGATCGTCTTCAGATAGGGGTTATTAGTGCACCATGTAAAACCACGGGCGGTTGACGTGTTGTCTTCGATTTTGATGTAGCTGATGACTGGATTGCCGTCTTCATCATACTGGGGCGTTTCTTCGACTTCTGGAATTGGTGGTTCGCCACCCACGTCAGCATAGCCAGGCCATTGCAGCCGATCACCTTCGCTCATGCTGTTTCCGAAGAAGCCGGTAAAGAAAATCGAAGCAAGGCCGCGAAACCCAGGGCAAGTGGATCTTGTCAGACCGAGCCTCTGGAACAGCGGCGCCGGCAGCGTCTGCGAACGGTCGCCGTTCAGCCACCAAAGCGCGCCGCGAACGCCGCCCTCTTTCTTGTTTCCGCCAAAGAGATCGGGCAGATCAATCTTGAAAACGTCACGGTTCTTTTGCGCGCCCTGCCAAATGACCTTTTCGCCGACTTTGACATTGAGCAATTCGAGGTTTTCACCGGCAGCGCAGATGCCAACGTGCATCGACATACTGTATTCGCTGACCTTGATCTTACCGCCGCTTTTAGAGCCCATTGTTTTTCACCCGCGCTTCGAGGATCCGGTCAACCATGGCGTGCTCCCCCAGCGCGCGAAGCTCTGATGCGCGGATGCCCTCACGGACGAATTTCTTGAAATCTAGGTCGCGCTCTCTGGCCCATCGGAGCAAGCCGGGGGAGCAGAAGAGCCTGTTGGCTTCCGGTGCGGTGATGAGCGGGTCGTCGTCTTCCATCAGCTTTTCACCTTGTAGGAGTGCGTCCCTTTTTCGCCGTAGTAGATGATGTTGAGTCCCGTGATCTCGACCTCACCAAAGGGTACGGGAATCGGCCGTCCCGCCTCCGCAGTCGGGTTTTCCAGGTCGGTGGCTGCGTCGGACTTCTCGGCGCGGGGCTTCCCCATCAGCAGATAGCCGATAACCTGCAGCGCGAAGCCGATGGCCAACTGTATCAGGAAGGGGATGAGCTGGAACGCCAAAGGTGAAACTCCCGTCTAAAGTGCTTTTAGTAGAACTGGACCTTTTGGGAAAGGGGGTTGTCGAGCGGGATGAACGGCTGCCCGCCGAAGTTCAGGATGTTGTTGTGCAGCGAGATGCAGCCGCTCATGTTGCGCGGGCACCCCAGCGCAGCGTAGACCGTGGCGCCCACCGTCAGACCGCGCAGGCCGCCGCGGATTGCCAACGTGGTGCCGTCGAAGTTGGTGTTCAGGATCGTCCGGATCTCGCGCTGCCCGGTCGAGCGCATCCATTCAAGGGTGCCACCGATGAAGTTCGCGAAGCCCGTGCCAAGTGTTTCCTCCAGCGTGACCATGGATCCTGCCATTGACGCCACCACGGCTTCCACGGTCGCTGCCGCCTTGCTCGCCTGACACTGGGGGCCGTAGAGCACATGCGGGCACCCGAGCTGGTAGTTGCGCCTCAACCCGGGGCGCTGAATGGTGGTGCTGACCGGCGTGCAGGCGAAGCGCAGCTCGTTGCCTTCGATCTCCGGCGCACTGACGCGGCCGAGCCAGATTGCCGGGTGATTGGTGAGGCTCACCGGATCTTCAGCGTGACCCTGGAAGATGGTGAGGTTGATCACCTGCGACGGCGGGAAGGCGTTAAACTCCCCCATCAGATCGCCCCGGTTGGCCAGTGAGACGGTCAGAGTCGACTTGTCGAGGTCGCCCGAGGACTCGATGTCGCTGTGCTTGATCGGCCACGGCTCAAAGGTAATGCCGGCGCGCTCGATGGCAGTTTCCCCATCGGTGAAGGCGTAGGGGCCGAAGGTGCCGCTCTCGAAGGCGCGGCCCGGTACCATACGCCCGGTCAACCAGTGGCCAAAACGCCAGTTGGGCGCGTCACCATAGTAGGAGGTGCGATTGGGGAATGTCGGATAAGGCCGGGCGTCCCAGGTCCAAACCGAAGCAGAATTCCACTCGATCATCCCGTCTTCGTTGTTCCCGTTGCCGGGGCGCCAGTAATCCAGACTGGCTTCAAGGAACACGCGCTGAATCGCGGCATCCGGTCGTCCGTTCGAGTAGTGGGGCAGCGCGCTTTCCGCCGACTTCGGATCGTAGAAAACATTCGGTTGGTTCGAGCCCTTCTCCACAGCAGGGCAACCGAGTTCGGTGAAAACGATCGGCTTGGATTCAGCAACCCAGTCTGTCGCCGTTCCCACTTCTTCGCCATCAATGCGGTTGATGTGCGGATTGCTCCACCACGACCGCATATCCTTCTGCCGGAACACCCATGGTTTCGAATGCGCACCATCCGTGATCGGCGTTCGCACTTGAGCATCACGATCGCTTTCGGAAGCGTAATACCAGTCGAAATACTCACCACCTTCGACATTCTTCTTCAAATAGAATAGGTCGTAGTTGCTGGTGTATCCATCCCACCAGTCGCGGTGAGTTTTCCCTTCCCGCCAATCGGAAAGGGGGAAGTAATTGTCGATCCCGATGAAGTCGATGTTTGTATCGGACCAGAGCGGATCGAGGTTGAAGCAGAGATTGCTTCCGTATTGATCCGAGTGATATTCCGACCAATCGGCAGCATAGGAAATGCGCACATCTTCCCCCACGATCGTGCGCGCCTTGGCCGCCAAAGTCTTGAGATGCGTCACAGCCGGGTAGTTGTTGACGCCTGCTCCGCGCACCCGGGTGAGCCCGACCATTTCCGAACCAATGAGGAAGTCATTGGCGCCCGCCGCCGCAGCCAGAGTGGCCATGTGCAGGATGAAACGCTCATAGCTCCAGTTCGCGGGGCCGCTGTAATCCACGGCCAGGTTTGTGGCGTCCCAGCCGAAGTCAGCGGGGTCATGGTCACCGAAGAAATCCGCAACCTGGTCGGCAGCAGCGCTTGCCCCCTGGACCGTCCCAGGTTGCCCGGCGGCCGGGTGGCATGTGATCCGCCCGCGCCACGGGTACTGCGCCTGCTCAGCCGCGCCGTAGGGGTCGGGGAGCGCGTTGTCTTCGGGGATGTCCATCATCACAAACGGATAGAGTGTCACCCGAAGCCCGGCCGCGCGCAGGTACTGGATTGCTTCATAAACCGATCTGTCGGAGGGAGTGCCACCGAAGGCTTTCACGTAGGCATCGCCGCTCAAAATATCGAGGATGGCATCCAGGATGGACTCGTAGGTGGGGTCTCCACCGGGGATCTCGACATTGGTGAATATGGAAGTTGCCTCGGCCGACGCACGATCAAGGTTTCCAACGCGCCAAGAATACGGACTGGTTGTGAGGGATTCCTCACCTACCTTCGGGATCACGGTACAGTTCCCGCAGCGCAGGTCCGTGCCGAACCAGGTAACGACAAGGCTGACGTGCTGGAGATACGGGAACGTCGCCAGTAGATCTTTGACCGATTGCACGAAGTCAGTGACCTCGTTTCCTGCGATGCGATTCAGCGGTTCAGAGCGATCAATCGAAATCGTTTCACTGATCTCATCCACCCACGTCTTGTCAACAGGAGTCACCCCATACCCGAATTCGGTGGCACCCGGTATCATGGTAATGGAGCGCACCAGCGATTCTGCGGTCGGATCAGTGCCTTTGAAGAGGAACAGCTTGACCGGGGATGCGTCGGCTCGGGATGTTTCACGAAGTCCAAAAGCCATTACATTTCCTCCACGGCGTTCGTTTCAAGTGTCATTATGTTTGCTAGGCATTGCGCTAGGTTGTCGCTGCGCCAATCAAGCGTAAGCGTGTCACTGGCAAATCGGCAGAGGTTGAGCCAGCAAACCATCGCAATGTCTTTTCTGGCGACGGTTTCTTCGAACGGCGATGAGACGGTTATCTGCGTGAACTGATCTGCCAAAGGGGCGTCGAAGCCATCAGAATACCCGGAAGAAAACGCGCCACCTGATGCGGATGAAACAAGGCTCATTTCCTCAACCTCAGCGAAGATCCACGAGCCGTCGCCTTTCATGATTGCAATGGCGTTGTTGACTGTGGAATCTGCGTATGAGTGATAGGTGTCTATGCCGCGCACGACGAATGTCGTTGCTCCGCTCGTCACCTGAGACGCTGGAATGAAATCTGTTATCCAGGATGGTGACCAGAATTCACCACGTCGCCCTTTCATGTCGACAAACAAAGCAAGGAGACTGGCAATATCTGCCGAAGCCACGTCCATGTAATTGAACTGGGAAATTCGCGCAGCATACTCAATCGGAAGATAGTTCGCGATGATGCCGCGTTGATAGTCAACCTGCTCATAGGCAGTGTCGAATTGAATTGACGCTGCATTCACCCAGTTGGGTTTTGCCAGCAGCACCGGGCGTCCCTGAAAAAGCGAATACTCCAAGCCAGCGGCGAGCAGCGGCACATTGGAGGGCGGGTCAACCGCGAACGTCACCGAAACCTCTGCGTGCTGGTCGGTGAGGAAGGTGGCGTCGACCGACTGCGGCAGCCGGCCGCGCACCACTGGCCGCACTTCGGTTCCTGCAGGCCATGTGCTTTGCAGAGGCGTGGCCAGAGTGATGACCGCGCGACCGCCACCAAAATCGCTCGAATAGGCAGAACTGAAGCTGCTGACCGCGGCCACGGCCTCAAGGCCAATTTGCTCGGCCGTGAAGAAGGTCGACAAGGCGATCTGAATGCCGTCCTCGATCCATGGCGGCACTGGCGCCACGGTGATCTCTTCTGCCCCCGCTTCGGCGTCCTCCAGCAAGCTGATGCCATAGCGTGCGGGATCGGCGATGGTGATCTCTGCCGCACCTCGATCGTGCATCAGGTTCTTGAACTGGCGCAGTGCGGGACCATAGAGCTGGGGACTGAACGAGATCTGCCGTCGCGGTGTCATGCGATCGGCCGAGCGCTGTTCCTTCCCGTTTTCCGAGGTGAAGATGATCGTCCTGAACTCATAGGTCTCGCGGACTGAGGTGGTCCAGTTGGGCACCAGGTGAGCTTGCATCTCAGACCCCCAGTGCCGTTTTGATTTTGCGGGGGTTCTCGTTGACGAAGTTCATGAACGCCTGCTGCCCCTGCGCGGTGCTCAAGCCCTTTTCCATCATGTCGGCCGGGTCGAAGAAGTTGTTGACGGAAAGATCGATCTTCGGACGACCGCCTCGGTTCTTCGAGTGGTTCGGATCGTCCTCAGTCAGCACCTCTTCACCTTTCAGGGCGATGATCGGCTCTTCGTTGGGCTTCAGGCGCTCGCCAACGATGCCGCCACCGTGGTAACGCGCTGCGCCGGCGAACACGGCCGGATTCACCATCTTGCTGCTGCTCAGGGAACCCACGGTGCCGCCGGTGTGCGCCGTCTTGAACAGGCCGCCGATGGCACCCGAGATCATCCCCCCGAGGCCACCTGCAGTGCCGCCTTTGCCGCCCGTCAGAGCGTTGAAGATGGCCTGCTTGATGATTGCCTTGCCGAGTTCGACAAGGATCTCACCCAAGCCCTTCTTGACCGCGTTGACGAACGACTCGAAGACGCCTTGCCCTTCGGCGATCCCCTGAGCCCAGTCGTCAAATGCGTTGGCCCCGGTCTCAGCAATGGTCTCGTTCAAGTCTTCCGCGCTCGGGAGGAACTTGGTCTTCAGGTCACTGGATGCCCGCCCCACTTCATCGCGCATGTTCTGCAGCTTCATGATCGCGATGTCGGCACCCTCGCCGCCCATGGCCTCGTAGAAGGCAATCGCCGCATCAATGGCTTTCTGCAGTTCTTCTTCCAGGAGGCTGATGTCTTCCCGCAAGATGTCGACCATGGTCAGATCGCCATCGTGCTGTGCGGTCTCCAAGGCCTTGGCCAGCTCCGCCTGTTCTTCCAGAAGCTGATTGACACGCAGTTCGGCGTTCTGCCGGTCAAAGGTGGCGCCGGTCAGCTTCTTGATCTCGGCCACCTGGGCTTCGGTCAGCGTGAGCCCCGCTTCCTTGGCAGCAAGTTCCTCAGCACGCAGCGCCTCGGCAATAGCGGCCTCGCGCGCTCCTTCGCGCATCAGATCCAGTTCGAACTGCTGATCGGCAATACGCTTCTGATACTCGACTAGGTAGTCCCTCTGGGTCTTCAGGCGGTCGGCTTCGATCTCGGCCAGTTGGACGTTCAGCGCGACTTCCCCGTCGCTGACGCCCATCTTGTTCTCCGCCCAGCCGGTGACCTGCCCGGCGGTTTTGCCTTCGAGGATGCTGCGATTGGAGGCGATCTGATCGGCACCGAGCAGTTCAGAAACCGGGGTGTCAGGGGCAGCTTGGAGCACAGCTTGGGCGCCACCCGGGCCGAGGAAGTGGGCCAGGTAAATGGCAGCATCCGAGACAGCGATGCCGGCCTGCTGGAGCACGGCCGCGTTCTCGCGCGCGTAAAGCTCGACCATGCGGCGCGATTCAGACGCATTCAAGCGCAGCGCAAGAATGGCTTCTTCCGTCATCGACGCAGCTCGATCCGGGAAGTATTTTCGGAACATGTCCAGCCACGTCGACTTGATGAACTGACCAAGGCCGGTGGCAGACGAGTCCGGGTTCTTCGCGTCGGCCTTTCCAGCGGATTCCACGCCAACAATGCGGTCTACCACCGAGCCATATGAGCCCGTGGTGAAAGCCGAGGTCTGCGCATCGAAGGTGATCCCAGCTTGCTCGCGCAGGATCTTCAGTTTCTCCTTGTCAATCTCCAAGCCCTTTTCGGCCCAGTTTGCCTTGGTCTTCTCGATCTCGGCGAGGATGAACTGCTCGCGCTTGGTCTCTGTCACCAGAGAGGCCTGCAACTGCAGGGCCTTGACCTGATCGTCAAACGCCTTGGTCAGTTCGGCAGAGGCTTGCGTGTCGAAGGTGTTGCCCGCTTGCTCCCGGAGGATGCGCAGTTTTTCCTTATCAATTTCCAGCCCTTGTTCAGCCCACGCGGTTTTGGTCTTTTCCAGTTCGGCAAGGATGAACTGTTCGCGCTTGGTTTCCGTGACAAGAATTGCCTGCAACCGCAGAGCGTCAATCTGGGCATCGAAGTCCCGGTTCAGATCGGTGGAAACCTGCGCGTCGAAAGTCCGTCCCGCCTGCTCGCGCAGAAGCTGCAGCTTCTTTCGGTCTGTGGCCAGACCACGCTCCGCCAAGCTCGTTTTGAGCCTTTCGACTTCAACGAGAATGAATTGCTCACGCTTGGACTTGGTGACGAGAGCCGCTTGCGCCCGAAGAGCTTTGATTTGCGCCTTAAACTGATCGGTGACCTCTTTGCTGTTCTCAGCATCAAAGGTGATCCCGGCCTGCTCGCGCAGAACCGCCAGTTTTTTCTTATCAAGAAGGAGGTCTTTTTCTTTCCATTCAGCTTTGGCCTTCTCAATCTCGCTGAGAATGAATTGTTCGCGCTTGGATTTCATCACCAGGTCCGCTTGAACCCGCAGCGCCTCGACTTGAGCATTGAAATCCTTGGTCAGTTCTTTCGCGGCTTCGTCGCGTTTGCCCTGCTCGATGAAGTCGTAAGCAGCGTTTGCCCGTTGTTTGATGAGGTCGACCAGAGAAGACTCAAGCGCAACCTCGTCCTTTTTCCCTTTGTTGATTTCGCGCTGAGCTTCAATCAGCGCGTTATCCACGAAGATTTCGCGATCAGACATGGAGCCTTGGCGGCCCTCTTTCTCCACGTCTTTCAGATAGCTTTCGACCGCTCGCAGCGCGTCTTCCCGCTGCTTCAATTCCTCTTCGGCCAGTTTTACAGCAGCCGCGGATTCGGCATTTGCGGAGGATTGCTTCTTGGCATTGCTTTGGATAGCCGCGCCAATTTCGTCAATTCTGGCTTCGACATCTTGCAGGTCTTCAAGCAATCCCTGCATATAGGCAGAATTGCCGTCTGAAAACCCAAGGTCGTTGAACAAGCCGCCTTCGTTTTCGGCTTCCTTGATCGCGTCAAGGATTCCCTGCCGCTCCTTGTTGAGCTTACCGTACTGCTGCGCCAGATCCGGCGGCGTAATGACGGCAACAGCACCCTCCAAAACAGCAGCAGCGCCTTTCACCGAAAGCGCCAGAACATCGACACCCTTGGCCGCCAGTTCGACAATGCCAGATTTCTGGATAGCGGTAATGAAGTCGTTCCAAGACGACGACATTTCCTTCACAGCGCTCTGCCATGGCGTCATTGATCGGCGGCTGGCGTCCAGGCGCGTTTTCAGGGCATCTTGGGCAAGTGCCAGAGCCTGCGTGCGATCACCGGCCCGATCAAGGGCGTAGATGTTGCGCAGTTGTTCTGCGGTCAGGAATTTCAGATCGCGGTCCAGTTCGCGCACGCTTTCGGCGCCGCCCTTGAAGGCCTCCGCGATCCGCGTCACCTCATCCGCGAAATCCTCACCCGTGATCTCGGACAGGCGATCTGCCATTTGCCCGATCGGGAAAATGTCGCTCTGGTCGACGCCAAGCTTCGTCAGTTCGACAATGGCCTTCCGGGCGTCAGCGATCGGCACGCCCAGTCTTTCGAAACCACGTGCAGCCTGAGCGAGCGCGTCCGCGCTGTAGTTGGCGCCGTCTGCGAGCAAGGCAAGGTTCTCTTCCATCACCTTGAGCGTTTCGGCTTCCTTGCGCGCGCGAGAGAGCGCCACAAAGAACGGCGTCAGTGCAGCAGTGACGCCCGCGATGATCGGTATTGATCTCGCCAGTGCGACCATGACCTGCGGCCAAATTTGGACGAATTGTCCGGCCTGCTGCGCAAGGATCTGAACCGGCGCCTGCCCCATCGCGAGGCCGGAAACCACGTCATTGATCTGATAACCGAGGTTCGTGAGCTGCCATGGGCGCAGCCCCCAGATCTCCACATCCTGCGCGTTGCCTTTCGCGCCGTTCTGCCCCGTACCGTCAGACCCACTGGGTGCCGAGGGCTTCGGTCGAAGCGGAGACGCGATGCTGTCGATCTCGGCCTGCAGCGGACCAATGGCACCTTGGGTGCGGCGGGCTTGTGTCTCCAGAAGCTTGAGCTGCGTGACGTTGCGGTTGATGGCGTTGGAGTAACCGTCGACTCCACGGACGGCCTTGGACCACGCAGCGAACCCAGAGCGAACGGAATAGTTCAGCCGGTCCTGGATTGCCGCCTTGCGCGCCGCGATGCTGGCGGCTTTCTCTTCTGTCGTCCTGACCCGATCCACGGCATCGACATATCGCGACCACTGCGCGAAGCCGGATTTGGTCTGGTTGGCGAGACGTTCGCGGACGGCAGCAAGTCTCTGTTCCCGATCGATCGCCTTGGACCAGGTTGCGAAGCCGCTCTGCATGGTCCCGTTGAGGCGAGCCTGACGTTGCTCCAGCACCGCGGTCTGCCGCGCTTGGATCTCGGCCGCCCGTGTCGCAGCGGACTGATCGACACCCTGCGACCATGTGGTGTAGGCACTGGCGTTTCCAGCCTGCCGGACTGCACGTTGAGACTCAACGGCCTGCCGACGCGCGGTCATCTCCGCGAGCTTCTGCTCAGCGGCGGTCGCGGCTTTCGCAGCTTCCTCCTGCCGGCGTGTGGCCTCGATCCGCTGGGAGAATGCCTTGAAGCCGCTCTGATGCTGCGCTTTGACGCGATCCAATGCCGCCTGATAGGACGCTGTGTCGTTGCGCAGCGCTTTCAGGCGCGCGGCGAGGTTGACGGCAGCAAGGCTGTAGTTCGAAAAATCCTCTGTATTGCGCTGCTTCTTCGCATGCAATTCCGTCAGCACGGCGGAGGTATTTTTCAGTTGCCGTTCGAGATCAAGATAGGCGTCTCGATGCTCCTGAAGCGCTTTCTTTGCGGCGCTGATGTCGGAGGCGCGCTTCTGTGCGGCGGCGAGGCTTCCTTGACGCTTTTCCAGATTCGCCAAGGCGCGGGAGTATTCGTCCCGCGCCTTGATGACCAAAGAGCTTACCCGCTCATTAGCTGCCATCGATCATATCCTTCAAAGTGCCACCCAGTTCTTCGGCGACGGTTTCCGTGAATCTCGCCTTCACGTTTTCATTCGGGATCGACAGCAAAGTCTTTTGAAGGAGAGAAAAGTGGTTTGCGGTTTGGATGTTGATCCGCCTGTCCACGATTTCAGCCTCTTCCATCACCAACCAGAGTGGGTATCGCCATGCGTCCGGGTGACCGTGATCCAGAAGCAGGCTCAATTGCCGACGCAGCCCGGCAAACCACTCGTTCAGGTCTGCGGGGGTGCGAGTTTTTGCATCGCCCCCAGCGCGCCGCTGACGATCCCTACGAGCTTTCCCAGGCCGCCCTCCGTTGCGATGGTCAGGCGGATGATCTTGTCCAGGGCCTCTACCTGCTTTCCCAACGGCAGGCTGCCCGCCTTCTCGATCGCATCGGGATCCCCCATGCCGCAGGCGATGACCATGGCTACGAGCGTGTCGCCCTTCTGGGCGGCGGCGATGACCAACTGCTCGACATCTGCCGGCAGAACGCCTGCGGCAGCGCGGAAATACAGCTCTTCCAATGCGCTCTTGTGCGCGCGAATGATCGCGGACAAGTGCGGGATCGAGAGACCCCGCACTTGAAAGACCATGCCGTTGTATTCGAGCGTTTCCGTCTCGATCACCAGCTCGGACAAATGGTTGAACGTGTCTCCCATGATACGTTACACCGATGCCGTGCCGAGAGCCGGGAGCCCGTCTGCGTTGTAGGCCAGCGCCATGTTTCCCTTCTTCAGCACCATCATGTTGATCTGCAAACTGGACCAGGTGGGCGACTCGGATTCGCTCAGCAGCGCCAGATCGCCGACCGGCGAGATCTTCACCCGCGGCACCATGATGATCCGGTTCGGGCCGAAGGGGTTCTGGCTGACGAACTTCATCTCCCCCTCGACCATGGTGTTGGCGGCCGTCATCAGGCTGAAGCTGGAGGCTGCCACGTCATAGGTCAGCGCCAGATCGTCATCCAGTGCCACGTCACCGCCTTCCGTGATCGTCAGAAGCCCAGTGTCGCCGTCGAGAATGTAGTCGGTGTCAGCGGTCAGTGTGTCAGAGCCGCGAACCACCTGGAGGCTGGAGATGCCGCGCAGCCCCATCGGGGCCGAGTTGCTGCGGCCGATCTGGTAGATGCCACCGGGCTGCACGTTCGACAGGGTTTCGGTGGCATCGGTCGCTGAAGCAATCGTCGTGGTCTGCGGTTCGTCCAGAAACCAGAACGCCATGTTTTTCGCGTTCAGGTCTTCCATGGTAACCGTGACGTTGATGTCCGAGTTCAGCGTTTCCATCGCATCGCGATGGGTCATGCCGCCGCGGGAACTGCGGTGTTCCAGGTTCGTGACGGCGCGGCTCATGGTAAACTCGGGGCAGTTACCGAGATCGCGGTAGGGGCCGGGAGTCTGGGTGCCCGTCAGGTAGGGGGCGAAGAAGGCAACGCCGCGGCTGATGGTCAGGTTGCGGGATTGAAGGTCGAGGGCCATAAGGATGCTCCTTAGAAGGGTGTCTCACTTATAACGTGAAACTTTGGTTGCAGGGAAGAGGGTTGTTAAATCGGCGTGATAGACCCGCTGCCGTCCAAAGCGGTCCACGGATCGGTGGGCAATGGGCCGGTTGCGCGGTAAGCCTTTCCGTCTGTGGTGTTGATCGCGATCTTGTTGACGTATTTGTCGAAGGTATTCACCGCATGCGTGGCGATGGCGAAATTCGCAGCACTGGTGCTGCCAACACCCCGACCCGCGACGAACCCTCCGCCAGAAGTCGCGGTGTCGAAATCGCCCAAAATCATCCCAAGATCAGCCTTACAACCGGGATTGGTCGACACGCCGATTACGCCCGTGGCTTCAGCACGCCGCTCAACCCGGATATCACCACTCCGCAAAACCGCGCTTGCGGAAGAAAGGCGTACTCCGGCTTTACCCGTCGCCACTCCGTAGAGCATCGGTGTGCCCGAGATATTGATCTCCACGTCATTAGACGCCGCGGTTGCATCAATGACGTGGTTTGCAGATTTTGACCCGCCCCGATCCACGGTTCCGTATGCCCCGCCGACAATATCGACGCGGCGGGCACTGGTGATCTCCAAGCCTGCCCCCTGACCCTCCATCACGCAGTCTTCCAGTTTTATGTAGGCCCCCGGCGCCTGAATAGTCAGGCCATGCTCTCGCCTCGTCCCTTTCGTGACCACTTTGCGCATTCCGACGCGGCCAATGCCGCCATCAATTCGGGAGTAGACGCTGATGCTCTGTGCGGTCAATTCGTCAGGCTCATTTCGCGCATCGATGTTGATGTCGTCCAACAGTACATTGTCCACCTGACCAGAATAACCGATGCCTTCCGAATTCTCGACCGCGATGCTGCGGTTGGTACCGGATCCGGAGATGCCGCGCATCGTCACGCCGTGCATGCGCCCCATCATGTCATACCTGTCCTGCGGACCACCAAGTGCAATAATTGCGGCGCGGGCGAATGCCGAATGCGCAACGCTGTCACTGTAGATGCTGTCGAGGATATCCCAATCATATTCGATGTGCGTCGGATTGGAGTTTTGGACAAACTGGATCCCGTCATCGCCGCAAGCGACGTTTAGGTGACTATTTCGCCATCCTCTACCTCCGACTACCCGGATTGCCCCTGTACCTGCCGCATTAGCCGGGGTTCTTGTCCGGATTGCGTGTAACATGCTGTTGTCACCGGCAAGCAGCATTGCCAATCCACCGGCGCCTCCCCCAGAATAGTGACCAATTACCTGCATACGGCTCAGGCTCATGTGCGAGCCAAAAAGCTCCACGGCATGCCCATGCTTGGTAGCATCATCAAATGCGCCCCAGATGCCCCCAGATATATCCAGATCATCGGCCCATGCGAACAGGGTCGCATGGCATGTCACGCCAGAAATCGTCTCATTCAGACGGTAATCCAAAGTGAAATTATTCCCACTGACAGATGCAATCGGTGCGATCAATCCTTGCAGATAATACTTTCCATCGGAGCAACGCCGGATCAGCAACTTGTCACCGATAACCGGCGGAGATGCCGCGCCAGCCAAAGCCGCTGACGTGACGACCAAGGAGCCGTTAGCCACACCGTTCAGGGTGGCGCCGGTATCGCGGAAATCCCGCGATTTGTCCCGCTGCAACAAGCGTCCGCCTTCGGATCGCTTCACCATGCGAGTGCCTGCCGAAAGGGCCATTTTCAGACCGGCAGGCGCGATGATCGCTGTCTCGCATGAAACGACGAGGTGGTCGTCATCCCGGACGCCAATACCATCAGCGACAAGCTCGGGCAAAAATCCATTGATGGCCACAGAGCCATCGTAGGCTGTACCCCGTGCAGGATTGCCATTGTATCTCTCGCCGAGAAGCCCACGAAGAGTCACGCCGTTCAGCCTGCGTTGCTGCGCGGACTGAACCAATGCGCCGCTGAAAGGCGTGCGCCCGACTGGATCTGGGCTATCAGGCGCACCAAGAGCGGTAGCTGAGATGGTATCGTCAGCTACCGCGAATCTGACGCCGCCCTCGTTCTCCAGATCATACAGGTCTGCGTCCGCCGCCAGTACCCGGTAAACAAGCGTCCCCGCCTGAACTAAATCACCAACTCCAATTGTAGAATATGTGATTGAAGTGTCTTCGAGTAGAGCCGTGAGGTTTGCCTTAGTATATCGAAAGTTGCTCTTTATATTTTCTACGTCTGATGTCAAAGTACTCACGGCAGACGTGGCTAGTAAGGTTTGCAGCTTTTCGGCCGCACCCTCACTGTTCTTGTAGATCGCAACGCCATCTTCTTCGACAATCGAAAAACCTTTACCTGGTTTGACAACTGCAATCGCCGCTTCAACCGTTTCGTAAAGCGGAAAACCAAATGATGCCGCAATTGCGATTGCATTTACGCTATCGTCAATAACATCCGCCATCAGAGTCATTCCGGCGCGGAGATCCGCAGCGTCAATTTCTTGCGCTGTATTGTCGACATAACGAGTTGCAGTCAAAGATCTCAGATCATTTGTTGTTACAGGCATTTCCCACCTCTATTTTACTTTGCAACTGTCGCGCGGCGTCAGGCATGGGGTTGATCGAGTATTTCAGCAAGCGTTAAAGTCACAGGGACAAGGCAATACGCGACACTGGAAATCTCGTCGCGCCCGGGGCGGTGAATTGGTTGCCCTATCACCATTTTAATGACGGTGGGCGCCTTTTCCGGGAAACCGAGTGTCGAATGGCGGGAGGTCTTCGCAGAGGCGAGCGCTTTCACCACGGCACCGCTCAGATGGTAAGCGGGATCAAGGGGGTGAAACTTATCATCCCGAGCGAACCCCTGAATGAGAATTCGCCAAGGGTTGACTGCTTGCGGTGCATTTCCGGAAGCATTGTTCGATTCACCCTGTCTCGGATCCTCAAGGACCGACAGCAACGGGAGTCCATCGTTTTCCCCGAAGAGATCCCGACCACGGAACACCCGTTCCATTGTGACGCCATCTGCATCCACGTAATCCGACAAGTCGTGAGCATACCCGTTATCAACGGTTATGGTTTTCAGTTGATCACAGAGAGCCTTCATCACTCTCAGACGGAAGGGATCGTCAGGCACGTTTACCCTCCAATAGGTCCATTTGCCGATTGTATTCGGCTTCGAGAATGTCGAGGTTCTGCTCGCTCATTTGCGCGAAGATCCCGTCTCCGTCAGACGCGGCGATAAGAGCTTGATCGACGGAGGGGCCATATAGCAGCCACAGGTTCTTCCCGATCTCCTTCGGCCTGTACGCCCCTGCAGGCGAACTGCCGTCTGTGCGAACGGCAAGACCGATATTGTCGTTGTTCAGCCGGATCAGGAAGGCTCGGGAGATTGACTTCGTGACACCCGGCTTCACCGTCACTTTCACTTCGCCACCCTTGTGACGCTGCCCAGGGGCAACGGGCTTCTGCCGCGAGAAGCGGGCCAGAGAGGTTGCCCGGCCGCGCCCCTCCACCGTCGCAGACAGCGAGGCGCCATTGGCGCGCTGACTGACCCACAGCCGCTTGTTTGCGGGGCTCACGTAGGCCGCAGGAAAGGCCACCTGATCTCGCACCTCACGCGATGCAGTGGTTCTGGCGCGCTCAGCCGTGCGGTTCAACGCTCGCACCAGTGCGGTTTCAACACGCTCGCTCTGGATCTGCGCGAAGGCTGGTGCTTCGAATTCAATGATGATCAGCGGGGTCATAGGCCCAGGGTCTCCCAAATCGAAGCGCTGAGATCCAAGGTGTCGAGCAGCGACTGAATTTCGGAGGCAGAAAGCGGCGTGACCTCAACGCGAATGTAGCCCTCACGCATCGGCTCGCTCGGGCCGGAAATGAAGACCTGCAGTTCTCGCCCAGGTGCTTTGTAGAAGGTGTAGCTTTTCAAGCGGATCGACTGCACTTCGGCAGCATCGAAAACGATCCGGTCAGCCATTTCGGAATAAGCTGCCGCGTTGGACCAATCGTCTTCCTGCTTGCTTTCGATCGTCGGCTTTTCGTGCAGCCGGATGTTGACCACAACAGGTTGCCCGGCGGTGTGGGGGAGGTACACCGCCGGGCGCTCAAAGGTCCGATGGACCCGAGCCAGAGCGCGCTGTTTCCGTTCAGCGTGCCCCGCCATGTCAGACCAGAGGACCAGCGGCCGTGGTCCGTTCTTCACCGGCGACAGCATCTTCCTCGGCTTCGCGGATCAGGTCGATCAGCTTGTCCGTGGGGATGTTCTTCGCGTAGTCGATGCCCATGTCGTCGGCGCGCAGCTTCAGCTCTTCGCGCGACATGTCTTCGATGGCGACGGGTTCGCTGATTTGGTCGACATCCTCGTCATCATCTTCCGGCGCATCGGGTGAAACCTTCGGAGGATTGGTCAGCTCGTAGATCTGCTTTTCTTCGCTGGTGGCCTCTCGCACAGCGCCCATGGCCGCCAGTTCGCGGAACTCAGTATCGCTGAATTTGAAAACTGTCTGGGGTTTGACTTTTTCGTTTCCGGGCCGAAGGATCAGGTGCTTCGTGAATGCAATCATTTGGGTTATCTCCCGCAAAAGGTGAAAGGGTGACCCACCGGATCACCCAATTTTTCAGGCCGCCGCGAGCACGTTGGCCAGCAGCGTGGCATTCCCGTTGATCGGCACCATCAGAGGGGCGCTCTTGGCCGACATGTTCTCGACTTCGACATCCCCCTCCGTCATCCAGTTCTTCGGAAAAATCGGCAGGGCTTCGTAATCAGCCTTGCGGTCGATGATGCGGCCGAAGGCGCGGACGCCAGCGATCGCATCGGGTGTGCTCGTGAAGAGGATCTGATGGGCACCGATGTAGCGCGTCGGCACCCCGGTGTCCGGGTGAACATAAGTGGTGTTGTCCACCCACAGTTCGATCGCCTGGCCCGAACCGCCGCCGACCGTCATCGTTCCGACGCGAAAGGGTTCGTTCGAGGGTGGGACGAGACCGCGCTCGATGGTGATATTTCCGCCGCGGATGTTGATGTCCATGTGCTCCAGGAACTCGGTATCCTTTCGGAGCACCGCCCAGACGCTGCCGCCCATCGTCGCCCGCACCGGCACGCCACCGAATTCAGCGGTCGACATGGTGTCCAGAACGAGTTGGAAGAAGTCCACGATCGAAACGCCGGAATCGCCGAAACGGTTGCCGCTGCCAAGGGTGATCGTGTGCCCGGGATCGCGTTTGAAATCCAGAACCACGGTCGGATAATTCTCACCGCTGATGGTGACCGCACCATCGCGCAGCGCCGTGCATGCCATCCAGTTCCAGCGGCGGCGGATGGCGTCCACATGCGCCTGTGCCATCGCAGCCCGGATCAGCGTCAGACGCTGCATCGGGGTCAGCGGCACAGGCATCTGCGACATGGACGAGTCGATGCCAACCCGCCGCACCAGCGGCATCAGCGGATCGATCTGATCCTCGACCTTGGTGTAGGCCGGCTTGAAGCGGAAATGCTTGCCGGAATCGTCCCAAACAGGAGCACCGCGGCCAAGCGGCATGACGAACGGCGCAAGCTTGCGGCCACGGATCGGCATCTTCTCGAAATCAATCCACTCGTCGGTGGAGCGGATTTCAGTGGGGAACCACTGCATCCAGTACAGCGGATCCGGCTGCATGTCGCGGTACACGCCGAGGAATCGGTTCGTGTCCCACACTTCATAATGTTGGCTGTCGGCGGGCATTTACCTGCTCCTTGATCAGACGCGCTTGGCGGTGAGGATGGTGGTCGGGGTCGGCGCACCGCGGAATGCGGCGAGCTTCTTGGCGTCGGTGTCGAACGAGGCGTCCCACACCAGGGCGTCGATGTTGAAGCAGCCCGAGTACCAGCACGGCCCGTTGGTGGTGCCGCTGGCGCCCAGTGCGGTGGCATGTGCGAGGACATAGCTGGCCTGCACGCCGCCTTGATCAGCACCGCCGCTCATGACAGCCGCACCGAAGGAGGTGCCGGTGCCAGACTCGGTGGTCGTGATCGAGTTGCCCACAGCACCCGCTTGGCGCGCGGTCAGCGTCACCACGGCGCTTGCAACCGAGGCCGAAACATCCGGGTTGGCCGGCGTCTCGTTGGGATCGGTGCCGTTCACCACTGCGGCGAAGTTGGCAGCGGTCGCAGCCGCCGAGCCGCCGATGGTCACCTCGTATTCCGCGTCAGCGGCCGCCACGAGCGTGTAGACAGTGCCGCCGATCGTCACGGTGTCGTTTGCCGTGCCCGTGCCGCTGAAAGTCAGCGTCCCGGTTGCGGCAGCCGCGTCAGAACCTTCGGTCGCCATCACCAGTTTCCCGGCGGCGTTCAGACCCAGAACGGAAAATTGCGCATAGGATGCGCTGTTCGGCATCGGCAGACCGACCGCCGGTTTCAGTTCAGGATGCGATCCTGCCAGCAGGAAGTTCATCACATAGGTGTCGAGTTCTTCGAACGCCGCCCGGCCCGGGTCAGCATACGGAGGGGTAACGGTTGCCATCGGGTCACTCCTTGCCCTTGAAGCCAGAGAGGCCGTAGGCCGCGATCAGCTCGCGGTCCTCGTCTGCCTGGGATTTCTTTTGCTTCTCGCCGTCGCTGCCATCGGGCTGCACGCCGTGAGCGCCCTCGCCCGCCATGGCCGATTTCAGCATGCCCTCCGGCGCCCCGGCGCCCGCTGCCGGTTCGGGCGTGGCGGGGGTTTGGGCTGCAGGCTTTTCTTCCGGCAGCTTGGCCAGTTCAGCCACCGCTGCATCAGCCGCGATACCGAGGTTGACCATCATCAGGGCGCCGGCCGGGCGGGTCTTGGCTTCGGGCGAACCGAGGATCGAGGTGATCCGCGTGCGCTCGGCCGAAGCACCTTCGCTCACGCCTTCCGCCTTCGCAGCTTTTGTCGCATCAGAAACAGCCGTCGAAAGCTGCTCGTCGGTATGTTTGGCCTCGGAGACATTGGCCATGGATTCATCCTCCTTGTGGTTGAAACTGGCCACGAAGGCCGTGATTGCGTCGTCAAAGTTGCCAATTTGGTCAGCAAGTCCGTTGTCGATCGCCTGCGAGGCGCGAAAGGTCAGGGCGTTTGTCGCGTCCACTGCCTCTTCCGAAAGGCCTCGATTCTTCGCCACCATGGCGACGAATTCTTTGTGAGATTCATCCACGCCTTCTTGGAATCGCTTGCGAGCGTCTTCGGAAAGCGCCTCGAACGAATTGCCCTCCATCTTTCCGGGCTTGGAGCGGATGATGTTGACAGTAATGCCGCGCTCATCGAGCAGCTTGGACATTTCCATGTGAACAATCACGACGCCGATTGAGCCGACGCCACCTGTCCGTGCGACGGTAATATGACTCGTCGCTGCGGCGATATTGTAGGCCGCGGAATAGGCGTGCTCAGCAGCAATGGCACGGATCGGCTTGGTATCCCGACCTTCAGAAATGAAGTCCACCAGATCCCAGTTTCCCGAGACCATGCCGCCACCGGAATCGATGACAAGCACAATACCCATCACCTCTGAATCATCAAGTCCGCGTTTGATTGCCTCACGGATGTATTCGTAGCCGGTCGCCCAGGATCCGTAAGCATAGGGGAAATTGTTGAGCAGAACGCCTCTGACAGGAATCTGCAGAATGCCATTCTTGACCTTGTAGGGTCGCAGATATGCGAGAAAGGAATCCGGCTCGAAAGACCAGAAATCATCGGATGCAGAAACCTGCATGTCCGCGTTCTCGATCTCATCCATGCGCTCGTTGAGGCCAACGAGGCAGCCTTCGAACCAGCCAACGCGGCTTTCGGAAACAAGCGCGACCTGGTCCTGAAATCGCGACATCAGCACGGGGTTGAAATCAAGTGGCATCCGCTTCCCCTTTGTTGCCGGAGAGCGCATTGGTCATATCGCTGTTCTGGTTGTCGTAAACCGAACCGACCTTGTACTGATCCCTCAGCAAGCGCTGCTCGCGGGCGCGTTGGCGAGACACAGAGCGCCAATCACCACCGTTCATCCGGGCGGTTTCATGCTCCAGTGTCGAGAAGCCGTTCTGCACTTTCAGCATTGCCGCCTGAGTTTCTTTCAGGGGATCAATCTGCCCCTGCCCCGCGCCAACCCATTCCGCATTCACATAGGCCTCTGTGTTCAATCCTTCGTAGAAGGAGGGAACATTGGGCCGCTTCAGCGTTTCGAGCCGATTGTAATTGATCGCCTCTTCCAGCCAGAGCCGATAGATGAAATTGGCGGTGCGATCGGCAACCATTCGTTTCTTGGGCAGCATGCCGCGGAGTGCTTCGCCAATGGAAGCGCGTGCCGACGAATAGTTGGTGTTGCTGTAATCGCGGGAAAGCTGCTCGTAGGAAACCCCGAGGCTTGCCGCGATATAACGCAGCATCGACGCCTCGAATTTATCACCGGCCGGCGATGCGGCACCCGGGTTCTGGATTCTCAGCTTGGTGTTCGGGACAAAGACGGGGATCTTTGCGCCATCCATGCGGATCGTGCGGGCGTTTTCGAAATACCCGCTCATCATCGCCATGTATTGCTGCGCGAATTCCGAATAGTTTTCGCCTGCGCTGTCCATCGTGCCCATTGCATAAGCGGCATCGGTTGGCAGGTCGGTTTCGATCGACGCCGCATAGGTCGCGGCAATCACTGCGCGCTGTAGTTCCGTCTTCCGGAAATGCTTGAGCATGCGCATCTCAGTGAGCGCCGTGACCATGGCTGCAATGCCGCGGGACTGATCCGGCCGCAGCATGTCGTAGATATGCAGCACGTTCTGGCGGCCCCAACGGGTTTCCCGGCGCACCCGCGTCCACTTGAACACTTCGAGCATGTGGTTGAAGCCGCTGTAATAGTCGCTCGGGTGTTCATTTCGGATGTGATAGACGATCGGCTGTCCGCGGCGATTGAACTCCACGCCATCCCGGATCCGGAGATTCATGTCGAGCACGCGGTCATTCGGCGTGCTGAGGCGGTCGGCATCGATGGCCAAGAGGGACGAAGCATAAGCGCGGCCATCGTCCTGCCAGTCGGCAATGCCGAGGAATTCGCCACCAGTGACGTGCACCCCCACGGCGAGCCGGATCTGATCCGTGAAGTTCAGACGCCGCTGGGAGTCGGACCAGTGAAGATCGGACTCGGCCCACAACGTGAACTTCGTCTCGACTTCCTCCTGAAATTCCTCTTCCCAGGTTTCGTCATCCGCGCCCCAGAGCACCTTGGTCATGGGCTTCGCATTCAGGCGATATTGGGCGCCAACCATCGCGTCTTTGTGCAGCGTGGCGCCGCCGGCGACGTAGGCGTCGTTGTTCGTCATGTCGCGGGCGCGACCGTCGATCACAGCCTTGTTGGGCAGGATGTCTGCGTCTGCAGATCGGATCGGCGTGTACCAGGTTGCGAGCTGATCGATCTGACTGGCGCCGTCATAGGCCACGCCGCCCGACGCGGAGACGCCGGGCGGACGCGCCTGCGCGGGCACCTGGGAGACTTCAGTGCTCAGCAGATCGTTGAACGACGCGCTCATGACCAGATGGGCCTCAACGGAGCCCGTTGTTTGATCGGGTTCAGGCCGGCAACCTCAGCTTCAAGCTGGGCGATGTACTCGCGCAGGCGCGAGGCATTGGCGGAGGTGAACCGCACGCTTTCGCCATTGCTGTCACGCACCTCGGCTTCCTGTTGCCCGGTCAGCAGGGCGTGAAGCGCAATCCGCGCTTCAAGCAACCGATCTGCAGCAGAGGGAAGAACGGGCATTGGACACCTTGTTTGTCACGTTGCCCTAGCCATACCCCGAGTCACGTTAAACTTGCAAGTTGTTCTTGTATTTCACTTTTTATGTGAAACTACCCGAGTCGTTCAGCAAGTTCCGCCATCGTTGGTCGACCCGCAGTCTTCTTCGATTTGAACTCGGGCTCCGGTTCCGCTGCGCCGGTAGGCTTGAACACCAATTCGTTGTCGTCCCATTCCTCGGCCCAAAACGGCGGGTCATCCCATCGGATGCGATCCCATTCGAACAGCATCAAAGGCACGTTCCGTTCCCGGCCGCGCAGCACTGCGCCTAGGGCGTAATAGCTCAAGTCAAAGGCTTCGTTTCGCCGTTTGCCGGTCTTCTCCCAACCCTTTTCCGTGCGCACCTCGGCGGTGAGCTGGGAATAGAACCAGTTCTCAGCCCAATCAGGGTAACGGATCAAACCGCCTGTCTCACCCTCATCAGAAACGCGCCGGTGCATGAGAAGACTCACGCGGTCCTTGAGCTTGTTCGAGTTCAAGAAGACCACTGGCACGTCACCCTTGGCCACCGCGAATTGATCCTTCTGCGATGCGTCTGGATGCCGAGTTTGCGCTTCAGGGGTATTGGTCACCGATTTCACGGTGTCCCCTTTGATGAGGATCAGTCGGCGGTGGGAGCCATCCTTGCGTCGTTTCAAGGTTCGCCAGTAATTATAGGCGTGCCCGGTCACACCTTCCCGACCACCGGAGTCACAAGCCGTCGCCCGGATCCGCATGCGCCGCCCGGAGCCGTCACCCAGTTCGTAGGTCTGGTTCATTACCAGTTCCTCGATCCTGGCCCAATCTTCCCCATATGCGGCTGGGTCGATCGGCAGGCGTTCCCCTCGGCTGTTCTCGCGCAAAGAAACGCGGATCTTGAACATGTCCACGACGACAAGATCCCCCGTAGCCGTGAAGCCGTTCACCTGAACATCAAATGCCGATTTCTGCACGTCGATAGTTGCGACAAGGAAGCGCACACCTTCGGGAACGGTTGGATTTTCGGGAGTCGATCCCCAGTCCTCAGCTTTGGCTTTCAGGGTTTCCGGGGCAATCTCGGACAACCGCGAATAGGGGATATAGTAATTCCCCTGATCGGTCGTGATTGTTTTTCGGAGCGGACCATCGTCGGAGGTGTCGTTGTAAGTCTTGAGTGCCCGCAGATATTTCTCGACCAGGTTCCCCCAGCCTTGGTAAGCAGCAGCCGGCCCTTTCAGCCAGAAAGAAGCGATGGTGGAGCGCGTCACCTTCATTCCAGGGCGGGCTTTGGTCTCACCATCGCGGCCGGGTTCGATGTATTCCCCTTCCCGGATCCAGTGGCCATAGTGGTTCATCTCGTCCTTCTGCCACGGGTACAGAATGCAACCGTTGTGGGGACAGATCATCGTGGTGGCCTCTTTGGCCTCCATCGGGTCTTCCAAGTTATTCCAATCGAGCAGCTTGAAATCCGGCTCGAACCAGTTGTCACATTCAGGGCAGCACCACTGCCAGCGCCGCCGGTCGCCGCGGTTGTAGAGTTCGAAGATACCCTTGATCGGCGGCGCCTCGTGGGGTGAAGAAGGCATCCAGCGTGGATCGGTGATCTCCTTGTTGGGGTTGGGCGATGATTCCGCAGCCGTCATTGCGAAGCGACGGAAAGTCGTGGTCCGCATCGACCCAAGGTCATATGCGTTACCTTCGCCGTCCACGTTGTCGTTGCTCGGGCTCCGGTCGTAATCGATGAACATCACCCGGCCGACCGTGATCCCGGAAAGGTTCGACGCCGTTGGATAGGTCAGCAGGAAACGCATCCCGCTCTTGAAGGTCTTGTCGAAGGTGTTGTCGTATTGCCGCGCAGTGATCTGCTCAGAGCGAATTGCCGTGGAGGCCATCAGGTATCGATCAAGATCACCCTTTGACCATTTGCGCGCATTTTCCCGGTCCATGTGAACATAGAGCATGTCGGCGGGATCGGTCTTGACGGTGTGGCTGATCCAATTCAGGCCCATGACCGTTTTGCCTGTCCGCGCGGGACCGACAAAGATCATTCCCTGAAACTCAAGCGAGGTCAGAACGTCCTGCGGCAGCTTCAGGTATGGAGTCGTGGAAAGCAGCCAAGGCTTGCTGCCGCCAGCGCTGCCAATGCGCGTAAAGTCTTCTGCGGCCTCGGTGACGGTCATCCGCCCCGCGGGCTTCATCTCAACGAAGGCCGCGGCAAAAACATCCTCAAGCGTGCGGTACTTTGCACGCGCCGCCAGTTCCTTGATTGTCAGCGGACGGATTGTCCGCAGCGCCTCACTCTTCGTCGTCAGCGTTCGGTCGATCTGCGTCATTCGGCACCCTGCCGCTGGCGTCCAGTTCGCTCTGAATGTGAGCAGTCATGGACAGGGTTTCACGCGGCATCTCGATGAAGATCTTGCGTAGGTTCAGAACCAGACGGTTCTGCGCGTCGATAAGAGCGGCGTATTGTTTGTCGGTCAGAATCTCCTTTTCAGGCAATTCCTCGACCCACATCTTACATTCTTCCTTGATCGCCATGTGGGCGCGACCGAGCAGCACCAGCACATCATCCGTGTGCCAAAGATCGTTGGAATCGAGCATCACCCGGTTGCGCTGCGCCGCTGAGTCCCACCACATCTTGTTGACGTAGGGGGGCAAGCTGGCGGCGTTCTGCTGGGCGAACCAGTCTTCGATGCTGCCCCGCGGCGGCACCAGATAGGACATGGCGTCCATGAACTCGTACAGCGGCTTCTGCTTGCCAGAGACCAGGTGCCAGGAATGAACCGGGCACTTTTCGAGGCGCTTCTCGATCTGCTTTGGCTGGCGGCCCATGACGGCGGCCAAGAATGTGATGCCGACCGGCTTGCGGAACTCGCTGTAATGCGGCGTCTTGTTATCGGTGAGGCCCAGTCTCGCCTGCTCTGCAGCCAACTCTTCGGTGTCGCGCTCAAGCATTGCCTCGCGCGACGGGCGCCCGCGGGCGCGCTTCGACTTCGACGGCTTCTTCGGAGGCTCATCGCCCAAGAGGTCATTGAAGTCAGGCATTGGTGTCTCGCATCCAAGCCTCGACCTCGCTTTGCCGCCACACCGCCACCTTGTGCGATCGGCGCTGCTGCTTAGGAAACCGGCCATCGTTGACCTGCCGGTAAATTTCGCTCTTGGAGAGACTCGTGATCTCAACCACTTGTTTCAGGCGCAAAAATCGGTCGTTTGTCAGTTCAGCCATGGTGATCGGTTCCTGTGCGTCCCGATCAGGTCTATCACGTTTCGCGTGACACTCAACAGAAAACACACTAGACGTGATTCTGGTTGGACGCGACGTTGTAAAGGGCTGCTGCCGCTCGACCGCGAGACGGTCTGGAAGAAGTTCGTACCGCGTCGACCTTCGGAGGTGCTTCGCCGGGCCTGCCACAGCAGGTTGGGAAAAGCGGTATCACGGGCGCAGAAGCACCTCCGACACGATCACTCGGCGCAGAACTCCAGCACCCCGGCCGCAGCCTCGTGAAATCCGTTCATTTCAAACCTGGCCGTCAGCCGCAGATCGCTCACCGTTTCCACGCCGAGAATAACCGTTGCAGACCGAGCAGCGGCATCTTGAAGTTCGGTCAATACTCGGCGGCTATCGGAATCGTAGAAATAAGTCATTTCATTGCGCGCACCAATCACGTCAGCTTCCAGTGTGATTGTCGGATTTTCCCCGGCTCGCATCAGCACATCGGCCGACATTGACTGATAGGTCGGAACAACACTTTCTTCCCAAATCACGCCTGAATAAAACCCTGATGGAGAACACCCAATGAAAAGCGCAATTGTGTCGCCATAACGACTACGGTCATACGGCGAAAAGCTCATGGCAATTCTAGTTTCGGCATCCGTAAACTCGTCTTTGGACACATTGTAAATCCAGTCTTCCGCAGAAGCCGAAGTTCCAAAGACGCAGAGAAGAAATGTTGCTATCGTTTTCATGTAATCACATCAACAAGCTATTGAAGCTCAATTTATCCTCTTTTGCATTTCTTTCAAGTAGGTCGCTATACCACTGCATCATTTCACGCCGTTGCTCCATCCATTGCGCAGCATTGTATGCTGATCGCACTTGGTCTTTGGGAACGTGCGCAAGCTGCCGCTCGATCCAGTCTGAATTCCACTTTCCGCTTTCGTTCAGGATCGTTGACGCAGTTCCCCGGAAACCATGGACGGTTGCTGTTCGATGATACCCCATGTTGCGCAGCGCATAAAGCAAGGTGTTTTCGGAGACCGGTTTACGATTGCTATCGCGGCCCGGAAGCAGCCACGGCGCGTGGCCGGTCAGCTCCCGCAGTTGCGCCAGCAGTTCCTGCACCTGGCGGCTTAGGGGGATCAGGTGCGTCTTGCCCATCTTCATCCGATCCCCCTCGATGCGCCACACGTCACCGTCGATCTCTGACCAGGTGGCATAGCGGATCTCGTTCGTCCGCACGAAGGTGTGCATCACGATCGCGAGGCCAAGCTTTGTCGTCTCATCGCCGTCATAGGCGCGCAGGCGGCGAAAGAACTCAGGCAGATCGCTCTCAGCCAGGGCCGCCCGGTGCTCGCGCTTCGGCAGTGGCTTCAGCGCGCTCATCAGGTTCTCAGCCGGGTTGCTGGAAGCATGCCCCTCTGAGATCGCAAAGCGATAGATGGTGCTGACCATCTGGCAGATGCGCTTGGCCGTGTAGATAGCATCCCGTTCCTCGATCTCCCGCAACAGCTTCAGGATCTCCTGTGGCTGGACCTCGCTAACCACCCGGTCACCAAGACTGGTCAAAATGTCCTGCTCGATCCGGCGCCAGAAGCGCTCCGAATAGGATGACTTCCACTTGGAGCGGTTTGCAGCGAACCAGTCTCGCGCCACCTTCTCAAATGTTATGTTATAACGTTGCATAGGGTCACGGCCGGCGGCGACTTCCGCCTTCATGCGGTCGCGTTCCTCACGGGCTTCCACCAGCTTCACACCTGGGTATCGGCCGAGGGATGCTGTCTTGCGCTTGCCCTGGAAGGCATAGTCCAGGCGCCAGGTCTTCGTGCCGCTGGGGCTGACGAAGAGATAGAGCCCGCCGCTGTCGCTCAGCTTGCGGGGTTTCTCGGCGGGCTTGGCCGCACGGCAGGCGGCATCGGTAAGGCTCATGGGCGGCTCACGGTATAAATTTGCGTCTACCGTGAGATTTACCGTCATCGGGGTGGGAAACAAGGGGTCTGACTGGGACACATGGCATCCGGAAGCCCCTTATTTCGTTGGATCTCGGGAGCACTTGGACCCATTGAGACCCTAATTTGGTGCGGTCGAGACGCACTGTAAGTTGATTGTTTTCAATGCTTTACAGAGTGCCATACCGTAAAATCTACCGCCTAGAGGTCGGGATGCACCGGGTTTCTCTGGGACTTATGGGGCAGTGA